TAAGACTTTTTTTTAGCTTGTCAGATATGTGTAGCAATTGGTCAATATGTATATATGACGACGACGAGCTCAAAAGGAAAAGCACCCCCACCCCCCTAAAACAAATACAAATCGAAGATTTGTTCTGAATTTTTTGCCGTTTTATCTACCTATCTACCTGTCTATCAACCTATTACGTTTGACGTGACCACCTAACTATCTACCTATCTGTCTGACTATCAGTAGCTTGTATGAAACCTCAGACCAACCTACCTATCAATCGGTCTGACTGACTGACTGACTGACTGAGATGTTATGCATAGGAAATGTTGATAAAATGACGGAATGTTCATAAAGGGTATTTAGAGACGTTCTAAGAGACTTTGGCCTCTCGCTAGTACTACACCATTAAAAAGTTGAGATGTGCGAAAACCCAGTAAACATAAGGGCTGTAGAGTCGATATTCCGATAGACCTACCAATCTGCCTATATTTCGGCCTATCTGCCGTTTGACATTCTCATTGGCTTACATACGTACAGACAGAGAATAGCATCTGCCCTAAAAAATTGCACCCAAAAACAAAAACCTCACTTGTTTATATGAAATCAATTGCAAGTGCTTGTTTTACAGTGAGTTAGGTACTAATTCAATGACACACAAACCCGTCAACTACGTAGCACCCACTAAGTATAACTACGTAGATCGGTCTACGTGTTTTCATCTAGATGCACAACATCCGAAAAAAAAGATGTCGATAGAACGATTAAGTATTCCGAGATTTGGTTCCAGAAGCAAACGAGCATCTGTTGAGATTTACAACGAGGCGACAAGCCATAGCGAATGAGACGAGAGGACATGGGGCATCTGCCCACGCTACTAAAGAAATCACGTGATAGGATAACACGTTTCCAGTAACCCCTAGTGGGCGAAGCAAAAAGTTCCACTCCCCCTTCGAGGGTATTAATATCGGAACTGCGAGTACTAACCATACATAGCAGGTGGCTGACGACTAGCCGAACACAAGTCTTTAACTTGAGCAATTGCTGAAGGTAAAACCAAAGATGTTCGTGAGTTTATGAAACCGAAAAATACACTTGTGAGGGTTCGATTCCCTCTATATAAGCGAGGTGCAAGTGATGGACATAACGGTTGGGAGAAAGGGTTCGATTCCCTTTATGTCCACTAACCAACAAAAAAAACACAAAATGAACACTACACAACTAATCAAACAAGCAATTTTAAGCCTAAAAGCTAAACCAAAGAAAGCACCATTAACACACGCAGAGCAGATTAAACTAGAAACAACTTATTGGAATGATGTTCTAGAAGAAGCTACAAAGGATGAGGTTCTAGACCTAGCTAATAGAATGGGGATATATACGCACCACGACAACGGAAGACAAAGAGCATTGAAGCAAATCAAATGCTCTATAGCATACGACAAGCTAGGAGAGTTCAGAAAGGCACTAAGAGAGAATAATAACAAATAAAACCAACGGGGGCGAAAGCCCCCTTTAAAACCAAACATCATGAGAAAGAGAAGAATAATAGGAAGAACGAACTGCCTACGTTTTGATATCGTAGCGATATTCATCAACGGAATCGAGGTTGCTGGAAGCAGAAGAAGAATCAGAGTATTTAACTAAAAACCAATAGACATGAACGATAAAGGACACGTATACCTACGTATCAATAAGAATTACGTAGCAACAGTAAGAGACTTAAATAGTCTTGCCTCCTACCTTGAAAAAGTAGGAGATATGGATGATAGTTTTGGAGAAATCGTAGAGGTATCAAATGTAGATGAATCATTCTTAAAAAAACTATACAGAATTGTTGATAGACATAAGGCAATACAAAACAAAAAAAGTATAGGGAATCACTTACAGGTATTCAGAAATCAAGGAGAGAGATGGGCAGAGGTTGTAGCGACAAGCAAGAATGGTTTCTTGGTTGAATACGAGATGCCTAACGGAAGTACTGCATTGAACGTAATAAAATCACTATCAAGACCTGATAACTACAAGACGATTACATACAAAAGAGCATTCGCTTCTTGGGAATTTGGATTGCAGTTACAAGATGCACAATTAATTAATAACCCACAAATACATTAGACATGAGAAATACAGAGAAAAATGAAGAAGTAGGAGAAGTAGTAGGATTATCAGTATGGGTATTGATAATGGCTTTCGGTATGGTCTGGATGTATATGCATTCAGATGAGATTGCTAAAAGAGAGAAGCAAAGATTAGATAACATCATAAAAACATATAAACTACATTAGACATGAGAAATACAGAGACAATAATGAGAGGAATCACAATCATCATAATGATTGCTTGTATTACCTTAATATCATACAACGTAGTTGCACACGGCACTACGCATGACGAACTATACATAACACACTAGACATGAAATCAAAAGACCTAAAGAAAATCATATCATCAGACAAGCACAACCTACTTAGAGAGGATGAGAGTCGTATCGGATACTTCCTATTGAGGATGAGATACAAGCTAGAATTATTACTAACCAACAAAAACAAATAGATATGAACACACAAGAGAGCAACAAGATGATTGCAGAATTTATGGGACTAGAACTTGAAGAAACCCTTGAGGGTTTGTTTGTTTATGCTAGGAAAGAACAAAGCCCTATTAAATTAAACGACATAAGAACAGAGTTTTACGAGGTACACGAACTACAATACCACACCTCATGGAATTGGTTAATGCCCGTAGTGGAGAAGATTGAAGAGCATGGATATGACTTTATAGCAACCAAGCGTAGAGCAACCCGTACATATGATGCTAACTTTATGGATGAAGTGAACAATTATGTGGTTTATGTTGAGGACTGCAAAGATAGACAAGAAGCCACCTACAAAGCGGTAGTAGAATTTATAAACCAACACAAAAACAAATAGAGATGAAAACTACAAGACAAAAAGTTTTAGAACAACAATCTTTAAACAGAAAGATATGGGCAAAAGACAATGGTAGGATGCACCGTATTGATGATAATAAACTAATAGCAGAATTTATGGGTGACTATAACTTTGAGCATACCGAAGGAGGACTTCCGATTGGAGACTTCAGTAACTCTTGGGATTGGTTGATGCCCGTAGTGGAGAAGATAGAGAGTTTTCAAGACGGAGAGAATGGAGATTCAATGAGAGGACATCTATATAATTTCAGAATAGAACAAAATTTTGTCTACATACTTGATGGAGAATCAATGGATGTTATTATTGAGATGAATGGAGATAGCAAAATAAATGCAACATACAATGCAGTAGTAGAATTTATAAACCAATACAATAAAAACAAATAGACATGAAGAACTTAAAACAATTCAGCAGAGCATTACTTAAGGATGGTGGTGCAACATTCAACCTTGTATCAGGAGAGCATGACTTCAAGGGATACGCCTATGCTATACATGGGCACGAGAAGATACACAACACATTGGAGGGGATGTTTACGATATCAGAGGTAGAAGAGGCAGTCAAGACCTTCGTAAGAGAGAATGGCGTGGAGTTATACTCGGTGGACAATCATCTTGGTGGATGGTTCGAGGAGGGTAAACTATACCTAGACATCACAAACGTAACGTCAGACCTACGCAATGCAATCGAGCAAGGCATACGCAACGGACAGGAGGCTATACATGACTTTCAGTCGGGCAAGGACATACGCCTACCGAAAGGCCAGGGTGCTGGCACGATGACTCAGAAGGAGAGTTACCTGAACATGAAGATAGACGAGTTAGTTAGAAACAATAAAAATCAATAGACATGAAAATTTTACCAAAAGGAAAGTATGTTTTATTCCAATCATTCAATGATGATGATAAACTGATTTATGGAATACTTGAAAGGGATGAGTTTTGTCTTGAGAAGATGAGTAATAGAGATGCCTTGTATACTCACATTGCAGTAGGTGATGACAAAGAGCCTTTAAAACGCATACTTGAGGAGTTAAACCTATTAAGAGACGAACTAGAACGTGCAGATGAGTGTATTGAAAAACTTCAAGATGACAAACTAATCGAAAGGATGAGAAAGGCAAGCGATTGGTAACAATGTTAACATACCTGACTGACAATCAATCGATTAGCCAATAAAATGTTAAGCCATGTTGGTTTTAAAACAGACCAACATTGGCTAACTGTCTGTAAATCAATCAATTGAACGGAAGAATGTTAGAATGTTGAAAATATTACAAATTGTGGGGAGAATATATATTCTCACAATCATCAGTATATATATATATTATTTATTTTTTTCTCACAGAAGGGAAAAAACTAACATTCTAACATTTCACTAAAAAAACATAGTAATATCAATAGTTACAGCGATGTTAATCCAAAAAAAAACCAACATTTCTTAACACAAACCAACACAAACCAACACAAAATGAAAACAATAGAGATAGAGTCTGAAGACATATACAACAAATGGGTGCAGTACTGGGTGACGATTCATTCGGTATACATCAATGACGAGTTCATCGGCAAGAGCAGTAATGCTCTTGATGTCCTTGATGATAACGATATAGACATAAACAACCTAAAGGTAGATGACGATCACACTAAGTCTGTTCTTGACGGGACATACAAGTCTGAATGGATTCAAGAAAGAAATTCCTATAACAATTAAAAACCAAATCAAATGAACATAGACATAGACTACATAGACGACGTAAATATATGCGTATGCGTATCAGGGACTGACCACTTCAACGTAGGGATAGAGAGGGAGCTAAGGCGAGAGCAGTTCCCAGTACGATTCAACGGACTGAATGACGAGACGGAATACCATTACGGACACATGACATACCTTCGGCCTACCTTTATAGATAGGGCAGACGGAGATGGCGACGTGAATATTGATCAGTTGAGGGAACTAATTGAGGACGAAATAAATAAATAGATTATGAAGATAGACATAAGGACAGACAGGTCTCTATACATAGAGATAGGAGACCACACATACTATATTGATGATAGTACAGACGAGCAGATAATAAGCAAGTGGAAGACAAACTTAAACAAGAAACATGAAGAAGAAGATAGAGAAACTACTTGAGATAGTGGAGAGGATAGAATACCTACAGACCGACATAGATATACTCAGGGACAACATTTCCAAGTCTCCAAAAGATTTAGTAGATTTGAGAGAGAGATGGTGTCGGAATGCCGATAGGAAGGGCAGACAGATACTCATACTGGAGTCCAGGATAAGTGAGATAGCAAAGACCATGACATCATGACCGTCATGATGAGATACCTGATGTATGTCTGCATGAGGAAGGGGATAGACATCGACCACTTCTATCGCATACAGATATCGAGGAGGCACATCATCCTGATAGGCAATCGGACGGACGAGATGATGGCCATTATAGGTGGAGATGACGTGATGATTACTAACCATATAAACATATACCTAAGATGAATGACAAGGATATAAATGCAGAGATAAGGGCACTGAGGAGCACGCTGACTGGCAACCTTTTTGAGGATGCTGACACGCATAGTGCGATATACGAGCTGAAGAAGATACTGAAGCCAGAGATAGTTACTAACCCAGAGCTAGATGACGACGATGAATGTCTGTCATGTGGATCATAAAACAAGGAAGATGAGTAAAGAAAAAAAGATATACACATACGGATGTAATGACTGCGATGAGACATATGAGTTCGAGCACCCACAGACGTACAAGAACTGCACAAAGTGTGAATGGAGGGGAGAGATTCGACTACGCTCAATCGAGGTAATTGATGAGGAGGTCGGAGATGAATAGCTTTCACATCTGCTACATGATAGGAGATAACCTATGCACTGGAGACACAATACAAGCGTCAAGTTACCGAGACGCACTGAGAAAGTTCGGTAGGAGATACAACATTATATACATATGCAAGCTATGACACACAACAAATCATTCGCACTGACATTCACCCTGCACGGTGAGAGGTCCTACACAAAGATACATTGCGAGGACGACCTAACGGCACTCAACTACTTCAACTTCTTCTTCCCTGAGGCAGAGTTGATAGACATAGAGGAGAGCATGGTGCAGATAATCATCGAGGAAATAAACGAGAACTAACATGATAACATTACTTTCAATAATAGCATTCGGCCTATCGCTCTGGCTGGTACATCTTTCGATGGACAACATACTGAGCATAGCCGTCAGGTCGATAGTTATTCCAATCGGAATGCTTTGTATGTTCGGCTCATGCATCGCATTCTTTTTATCAATCTTAAATTTAATACTATGAAAAATTTAATTCTAATTATGGTGTTGATGTTCAGCACCAACCTGATGTCACAGAAGTTCGACGTCCCAGATGGCTTTGATTACGACAGTGAGTATAAGGGCTACTTCAAGGCCGTAAAGACAAAGAAGGAGGCGGTCTCTGAATGCCTTGATGTGTTCGAGTTCTATGGCCTAAACAGTCTTGACCTTATCGTGAGTAACGAGTCCAGGATTATTGTATTCAAGAGCATAGATTCTAAAAAAAAGAATCACATGATTGTACTATACGCAATACACTTCGACGGCATGTATGACATATCATTAAACGAGATAAAGAATCAGGACAGGGTAATGTTCAGCTTTGAGGACTACGATGGTAAGAGATACCTCCTTAAATACTTCAAACAATGAGGGCCTGGGATGACCTAGTCAATGACGACGAAAAGTCATTATACTGGACAGAAAATAGCGACTGGTACCTGGACATGGGCGTCAAGATAGAAAAGTTCCACGAGGACGGACGTATCGAGATAAAGAACGTGATGACCAGGACGGATAAGTTTGAGGATGTAGAAGGAAAAAGTCTTAAGGTATTTAAGGATGAGGGATGGCTCATGGGATGCGTCAAGCTAAACATAGAGGTACATCAGCGTAAGCTAGTGAGGACCAATGAGTTAATACGCATATCTATATCCAGTCGAAATGAGAAGGTGGTAGACATGTTCAAGCGAAAGAGAGAGGATCTTCAAAAAAAAATCCACAAATACCGTAACTTATTAACAAAATATTCGTAATATTGTAAACCCTAATTTAATTTAATATGCACTGGAGAAATTTAATGAAAGACAACAAGTACCTCGGCTCATGGGACTTGGAGGTCAATGGAAAGTATGAGCCCAAGCTGGTAACCATCAAAAAGATATACCAGGACGTCTTCGTAGGCGAGATGGGTAAGGAGGACAAGGTCTTCCTTATTATGAATGAGTTCGACAAGCCGATGGTTTGCAACCGATCAAACTTCAAGAGGTTGGAGAAGTTCTTTGGAACATTCGACTACAACGAGTACATTGGTAAGCAGATCGTACTAAACACCGAGAAGGTCAAGTCACCTGCAGGAATGGTGGACGCACTTCGTTTCAGCACCAGGCCCCTGCCCAAGAAGAGTAAGAAGGTTCTTACTGACGACCAGATGGAGAAGGCGACTGAGTCTGTATCAAACGGACGGTCAACACTGGCAAAGATATCTGCCGTGTACGAACTGAGTGATTCACAAACTAAAACCCTGAAGGATGCTGAGAGTAAGAGCAAGTAATTGTGCGGCCCTATTCACGGGCACTGACGGCCTCACTGAAAAGCAGATGGAGGCACTTTATGTATTGATAAACAAGGTCAAGCTTACAGACAATCAGGCGGCCAAGCGTGATGAGCTGATAGCCAAGCGTGACGCACCCATCACACTGGGTATCGGTGCAAGGACACTGATCGAGGAGTCAATCGATGAGCTGGTGTACGAGTACAAGACATCGTTCAGCACCAGGGAGATGACCAAGGGGACCGATGTTGAGGACGAGAGTATAGAGATATACAACCGAATCTTCTTCACGGACTACCGTAAGATGGAGGAGTTTGACGATCATTTCTCGCTCAATTTTCTATTCGCATCAGGTCATCCTGACATTGTTGATTGTGAAAGACTTAAGGTGATAGACATTAAGTCTAGCTGGTCAAAGAAGACGTTTCCAAAACGTCCACCAAACAATCCAGCATACGAATGGCAGGTAAAAATGTACCTGTACATGCTGAGTAAGAAGACTGGTAAGCACTGGGGTGATGGTGAGATTGCGTATGTACTCACGACCACTCCTGAGGAATTAATGCCTGAGCATGAGGACGACAGCCTGCATTATATGGACGGACTGAATGACCACCTTAGGGCAACCGTGGTGAAGATACAGCTGACCGAGGATGACATCAAGCACATGGATGCAAGGATGTTTGCGGCAGAGATGTATGGAAAGGAATATGTAAAATTTTTAACAACCAAAAACAAATAGAATGAGTAATCAATTTAAAATGACAGGTGTCGTAGAAAAGATCTTTGACACGGAACACGTAAGTGAAAAGTTTAAGAAGAGAACGTTTGTACTGAACGATCAGGCAGACAAGTACCCACAAACCATATCGTTCCAGACGGTGCAGGACAAGACAAGCCTACTAGACTCTATGATAGAGGGACAGGAGGTAGAGGTATCGTTCAACCTTAGGGGGCGTGAATGGACCAGTCCTGATGGCGAAGTGAAGTACTTCAACACACTAGAGGCATGGAGAATAGAGGGATCCTCTGAACCAGCTCCACAGCCAGTTACAACTGAAGAGAAGGACGGAGACCTTCCGTTCTAAGCATTGTGTGTTCATGATGAAAGCAGTTAGGGTTCTGCTGGTTAGCTGACCATACTCAGTAAAAACCTATAACACCGACTGTATGGTGGTCGGTGTTTCTTTAACCAACTTAATTTAATCATATGGAATACCACACGACACGTACAGATAATCTTGACAAGAGAGACAAGGTGATAGAGACCTTGAAGGACCACTACGACGATAGGAGTAGGAAGGGTATCATCAAGTACGACACCACACTACATGACAATAATGACGATGACTTCCTTGTGCATCTGCTAGAGGAGTTGATGGATGCCACGGCATATATTACTAAACTTCTAATGCAGAGAAAGGATGATAACGTACTTTAAGACAATAAACGACACAGACAAGCCCTACCATATAGACATAGATAGGGCGATAGATCGGATCCGTGACGGATCTTCAAAGGACTTGATAGGTAGGGTTAGGTTAGAGGGAGATAAGGATAGCAGGAATAAGTTAAAGAAACAACTGCCTGCTATCTGCTTCTCTGGAACCTTTTCCGACAGGCGTGACATCTCTATCATAGAGCACAGCGGAATCATGTGCCTGGACTTCGATGGGTTCAGGGACGAGCAGCACCTACACTCAAAGAGGGTGGAGCTGATGCAGGATGAGTTCACGTACTGCCTATTCACATCTCCATCTGGTGATGGACTTAAGACACTGGTTCGTATACCCAAGGACGCAAAGAATCACAAGAAGTACTTCAAGTCACTTGAGAAGTATTACGCATGCGATGAGTTCGACACCTCGTGCAAGAACATATCGAGGGTATGCTACGAGAGCTATGATCCTGACGTGTATACAAACGAGCTATCATCCGTATGGAATGACATGGAGAAGGAGACAGAGTTTGTAACACCTTCCAAGGCAACCATAAAGATATCAGACAGCAACGAGATCATACGCAGGCTCTCACTATGGTGGGACAAGAAGTATGGAATGGTCCAGGGACAGAAGAACAACAACCTGTTCATCCTGGCATCAGCACTCAATGAGTTTGGTGTCAATCAGGACGAGGCATTTACTGCGCTTAACTCATACGACTCAACTGGAGATAAGTCTTCAGAGATCATGGCTATAGTTCGTAGTGCTTACAAGAACATGTCTGGACACAACACTAAGTTCTACGAGGACGTAGACAAGACATCGTCCATAGCCAGAGACATAAAGATGGGCGTACCTATTGCTGAGATCAAGGACAGCAACAAGGATATCGATGTCGATGAGGTCGCTAAGACTGTAGACTTCAACGAGTTTTGGATAAAGAACAGCAAGGGCAAGGTAGACCTTGTTCCCCACCTGTTTAGACTATACTTGCAGGAAAATGGTTTCTACAAGTACTACCCAGTGGGTAGTAATAACTTTGTATTCGTCAGGGTGATTGACAACACCATATCTGACGTTAACGAGGAGATGATAAAGGACTTCGTACTTGACTTCCTTCTAGGCATCGACGACATGTCGGTGTACAACTTCTTCGCACTGAATACAAAATTTTTTCAGGAGACATTTCTAAACTATGTCTCAAGGATAGATCCAGACTTCATGGTGGACAACACGGATGAGGCTTATCTATACTACCTTAACTGTGCCGTAAAGGTCACAAGGGATAGCGTAGAAACCATTTCTTATAAGAACCTCAAGGGGCATGTATGGGAGAAGCAGAAGATAGACAGGGACTTTATCAAGTCTGATTTCAAGGACTCAGAGTTCAGGTACTTCATAAAGAACATATCTGGAGACAGGTCCGACAGCACTAGGTCTATGGAGAGCACGCTTGGATACCTCATGCACTCACATAAGCCAGCAAGTTATTGCCCTGCTGTTATACTAAATGATGAGATAATATCTGACCATCCTGAGGGTGGTACTGGTAAGGGTATCTTTGTCAAGTCAATAAGCCACATCAAGAAGATGGTTATAATTGACGGCAAGGGATTCTCATTCCAGAAGTCTTTCCCGTACCAGAGGGTGCAGGTAGACACACAGACTCTTGTCTTTGATGACGTCGCAAAGAACTTTGACTTCGAGAGACTTTTCTCTGTAATAACGGAGGGTATAACTCTTGAGAAGAAGAACAAGGACGAGATCCATATACCATTCGAGTACTCTCCAAAGATTGTAATAACTACAAACTATGCGATAAGGGGTGCTGGTAACAGCTTCGAGAGGCGTAAGTGGGACCTTGAGTTCAAGCAGTACTACACAAAGAGTTTCACACCTGAGAGCGACTTCGGTCACATGCTATTCAGCGAGTGGAATGAGTCTGAGTGGTCAAAGTTTGACAACTACATGATCGACAACCTTCAGCTATATCTTAAGAGTGGTCTTGTTGTATGCGAGTTTAAGAACCTAAAGGCTAGGAACTTTATTGCTGAGACAAACTCAGACTTCTGGGAGTGGGCTGACGCAAAGGACAACTACTACACCAACAAGGGATCTGCAAGCCTGGGTATGGATCTTTACAACAACTTTACTCAGGAGTATCCAGACTATGGGCCTTATGGAAAGTTTAAACTTTCTCATAGCAGGTTCTACAAATGGTTGGATAGCTTTGGTAAGTTTAAGTACGACACCAAGCCGATTATTACCAGGAATGCAACTGGTAAGATGATAGAATTTATAGAAACTGAGCCTGAACAGGTGAAACTAAACTTTTAAGATATGAGACTACGTGACTACCAGGTTGACATATCCAGGAGGGGTGTTGACATACTGAACAGACTCAATATGGTTTGCCTTGCGATGGAGGTACGCCTCGGTAAGACCTTCACATCTTTAGAGATATGTAGGCTTGCTGGGGCTACCAAGGTTTTGTTCTTGACAAAGAAGAAGGCCATATCATCCATAAAGTCCGACTATGACACAATGGATCCAGGGTTTGATATAACGATTATAAACTATGAGTCTATACATAAGATTGAGGATGTGATGTTTGACGTGGTTGTGTGCGATGAGTCACACACCATGTCTGCATTCCCTAAGCCAAGCATAAGGACACGTCAGATAAGAAAGATGCTGTCCATAAACAATGCGAAGATTATACTCATGACTGGGACACTGACGCCTGAGTCTTACAGCCAGATATATCATCAGTTCTATGTACACCCAGACAATCCGTTCAGGAACTATAAGAACTTTTATGCATGGTCTCATGACTATGTAAATGTGTGGCAGAGGAAGATAAATAGCTTCATGGTAAATGACTATTCTCGTGGTATCGAGGACAAGATCATGGGTGCGGTTGCACCATACGTGATATCATTCACGCAGAAGGAGGCTGGATTCTCTACAGACATAGAGGAGGAGATCCTGTATGTCAAGATGCAGGACAGGACGTACCAGATATGTGACAAGCTTTCTAGGGATCTAGTTGTGGAGGGAAGCGAGGAGGTAATCCTTGGTGACACTCCTGCTAAGTTGATGCAAAAATTACATCAGCTATATAGCGGCACCGTTAAATTTGAATCAGGAAATAGTATGGCCATTGACAGAACAAAGGCTATATTTGTCAGGGACAAGTTTAAGGGGACTAAGATCGGTATATTTTACAAGTTTAAGGAGGAGCTAAAGGTGCTTCAGTCTGTATTTGGTGATAACCTCACTACAGACCTTGATGAGTTCAATTCAACCGACAAGTCAATCGCACTTCAGATCGTGTCTGGGCGTGAGGGTATATCGCTACGTAATGCTGCACACCTTGTCTTCTATAACATAGACTTCTCTGCAGTCAGTTACTGGCAGGCCAGGGATAGGATGACGACGATGGAGAGGACATTTAACAAGGTGTACTGGATATTTAGTGAGGGTGGTATCGAGGACAAGATATACACAGCGGTCAAGAAGAAGAAGAGTTATACTGTTAATATATTTAAAAAAGATTATGACGATAGAACAAATTGAAAAAAGATTAATGGATCTTAAAGAAAAACTGGCAGGTATAAATATTAAGCTTTGCGAGCTTAATAGCACTAAGTCAGCTGTAAAGGCAAGCATTGAGTTGTACGAGGATAAGCTAATGAATCAATTAGAGCTGGACTTTGATGATTGTGAATAACATATAACTACTTATATGACTGAACAAAAGATACAGGCTAAGTTGATAAAGCAGTTGGAGTCGGATGGCTATTACGTTGTAAAGCTGTCCGTCACCAACAAGCCAGGGATACCTGATCTTATTGCGATACCTAAGGACTCAGACGCTGAGTTCTATGAGGTCAAGCGTCCTGGTAAGAAACCTAGGCCATTACAAGAATATAGAATTAAAGAGTTAAAGAAACACGGAATAAAAGTATATGTATATGACGGACAAATTAAATGAATTGAGACAGGTAAAAGACAGTGTGTTTAATCACGATGTTAGTAAAAAATCATCACCACTTCTTTTTAAACCATCTTCTATCCATAAAGAAAAGATTGATAATATTAGAAAAAATAGAGTTATAAAAATTAAAGAACTATGCAAGATGTATCCCAATGATGCAGACCTGGGTAGTGAGATACGAAAGATAGAAGTAAAACTTAAAAACAAATGCAATTGGTTTCATAGCTATGATGATTATATGGATGATCAAGAACGCCTATGTGCTAACTGCGGTCAAGAGGAAAGTAAACATTAAATAAAAACAAAAAAGATGAAAAAAGATTGGACAACACTAAGTGAATTGAGCAAAGAGATAAAAACTCACTCTAAGTATAAATTAAAAAAAATAGCTGATAGGTTAGATGACGCTATAGCATTTCCTTCAGATAGAAAGGAGATGGGTATATCTAAAGGAACTCACATTATTTTTAACAAAAAAGATAAAGTTGAAGACTATGCTTTCCATGATACTTTTATTGCTCATATAAAAAATGTAGCTTTAAAGGTAAGCAAATAAAAATTTAATTAAAAACCAAAATAAAATAAAATAAAATGAGTATAGACAATCAAATTTTTGCACAGTACAGAGAGAATCAAAGAAATGCTATGATGGACAGGTTAGAGCTTCATGAAACCTTTAAAAATGGCATGTCCGAGATATGGATAGACCCTGAGACAATGACAAAATATAAGGTGGAGATTAACAGGGACTTTAATAACATGAAGGAATTAAAAAACGAAGAGCATGATAGATAAGATTTTACATGTGATAGAGAGAGATAATCTAGCTACCAAGGACAGGAGGAGAGAGAAGCTGCATAAGAGGGCATTTCTTTGTGCTATCCTTAGGAAGCAGGAGTATCCACTAAGCTTTATAGGTAAGCTGTTTAATAGAAACCATGCAACCGTTATACACTCTATAAAGAACTATATACACTGGAGTAAGACTAACGATCCTTTGTTTCTGGAAGACGTTCAGGACTACAAGGTGTTACTGGATTACTATGAAAAGTATATACCTGAAAAGAGAGATATCATGGACGACATATTAAGATGCAAGGACATGAGCATGCTGAAGGTTATAAAGAGGAGGGTTGAGAATGGAAGGTACTAGGGGAGTCTATTGCGTAGACATAACCCTGGAGGCCAAACCTATATCAATGCGTTCCAGGCTACGTAAGATAAATAAGACTATAAAAAAAATACCGTTAGCACTTGACGACTCATTAAACCCTCTAAATGAAAGGTTTATAAGCAGGTTTATGAAGAAGGAAGATATTCACAAATACAATGTGAATTACACCATATCGAATAAAAAATACCTGTCAGGGCTTTGCTACGAGATATAAAATACATATATTTACAATTATGAGTCATGTAAATTACGTCAACGCTGTAATGTCTGAGATAAATAACATGACCGACTCTATATACGAGGCGTTGATGGATGAGGATAATAGTGAGTTGAAAGACAATATTCAAAATTTAATCAAGATCCTTAAGGATATACAAAAATCACATGAGAGTTTATCGGAATAGAGTACTGGAGCTGTATGACAGCAATGTAACAAATAAGGCTGAAATTTCTAGGCGTATAATTAAAGAGTTTGAGCTTGAATCAAATACTGAAGCCGTAAGGATGCAGGTGTCAAAGATTATAAAAAATAGAGCCATTGACAACGAGTGCGAGGCTGTTGGTATAGATCCAGATAAGGTTAAGCACTACTGGTACAAGGGGAAGCATTACTCCATAAATGTATCAGGTAAGGATGAGTTTGATCCTGAATCATTTATATCTGATCTGACTGAAGAGGTATCCAAATGGAGTCCAAAATACAAGAAGATCAAGAGGAAGAGGACAAAGGATCCTCACTGCCTTGTCTTTGATCCTGCCGACATCCACATAGGAAAGCTTTGCTCGTCCTTTGAGACTGGTGAGGAGTACAACAGTCAGATCGCTGTACAGAGGGTTAAGGAGGGACTTGAGGGCATCCTATCTAAGTCTGAGTCATGGAACATAGACAAGATAATATTTATAGCTGGTAACGACGTCCTTCACACCGACAATCCCAGGCGGCAGACGACCTCTCAAACCCCACAGGATACCGATGGTATGTGGTACGAAAACTTTGTGACGGCCAAGAGATTGCTTGTAGATATCATCGAGACCTTGATGTCTGTCGCTGATGTCGAGGTGGTTTACAACCCAAGTAACCATGACTATATGAGTGGCTTCATGCTGCTTCAGTGTATCGAGGCATGGTTCCGTAAGTCTAAGAACATCACGTTTGATAATGACATGTCTCACAGGAAGTACACGGTCTATGGCAAGAATCTTATTGGAAGCACACACATGGACGGTGCCAAGTCTCAGGACCTTCCGATGCTTATGGCGCACGAGGCGTCAGAGCACTGGAACGATTGCAAGCACAGGTATATTTATGGGCATCATATACATCACAAGACATCCAAGGATGTATTTTCGGTCTGTATAGAGACGCTTAGAAGCCCGTCTTGCAGTGACTCATGGCATCACAGAAAAGGATTTCAGCACGCTCCACAGGCGGTTGAAGCCTTCATTCATAGTCCTGAGCATGGCCAGGTTGCTAGGCTTACTCACCTTTTCTAGTAGAGAACATACTCTTACTTTCCGTTGGTATATTTCTTTCCTTGGTAAGCTCTTTAGCTGTCTTGCCCTCCTTTATGTTTCTGATAGCCCATGATCCCCTAAACAGTCCGTACTTCTCTGTCTCTACAAACTCCTTCATCTGATCAAGAGTGAGACCCTCGAAGTATTTGTTTATTCTGTTTATGTCGTCCGTTATATCCTTGGCTTTTCTTCTGCTGTTTACTATAAGATATTCTTCGGCCTCTGTAGGATTTCTTTTTAAATCCTTCTTAACCTCCTGATACTTCTCGTACTGCTTCTCAGATATCGACTTCTTCTTTATCTCCTTCATACCGTACCTTGATATGTCACCTACATCCTTAGGAGCAAGCCCAGTTACTGTAAAGAACTTTCCAAGTACAATAGATCCAAGGCCTTCTCTGTCTCTCTTCAGTAAATAATTCTTGTTGCCATATTTATCTTCGTATTCTCCATCCTTATAAAGCATATAGGCATCATTTAGATCCATCATGGCTTTCGGACCTATATCAAACACACCAAGTGTTTTGAGTATTGCATCATCCTCATACACAGAGATCTTCCCCTGCTCCATAACCTTTTCTCTTAGCTCCTTCTTCTCCTTTTCTGTCATAGGATCCTTTCTCTTAAGAAGCCTCAGCTCATTCTCTTCATCTATAGCTGCTTGTACATCATTCTCATCTGCAAGATTTACATCCAAATTTTCTAGAAGCATATTAAGACCTTTTGAAACAAGTCCGTCACCAACAGCTGGGAACGGTGAAAGTACGTCTTTTACAACGCTTGAGAAGGCATAGCTTGATGCATCCCATAGCTTTTTGTTTGACTCAAGAGATCCCCATTCTTTCTCCTCTTTATCCTCATCGTCGTCCCCAAACAAACCTTTAGCTGCACCTTTAAATCCTTCTCTTATTACTGCAGATAGTGTGTGGAATACTGTAAGCTCAACCATAAGTCCAGCAAGCGATCTTGCTGCAGCCTTCTTGTCCTCGTTTGTAGGTGTTGTGTTTGTTGGATTCAAAACTCTTAGGTCTGCCATCATTCTACCCTTCTGGTTTATAACGAAGGATGCGAATGGTGCTATAACCTTTCGAACTATTGCTACATTACCAGCCTTAGATAGGAAGGTACCTGCAAGCGCAGGATCTGATACGTTCTGCTGCCTGTCTACCATCATCTGTGCATACTCAAGTGCATCCTGGTTGTACTCACCCTCAACAAGCTCTGTACTTAGCCCATTCCTTTGCATGTGCTGCTTGTAGTAGCTTATAAATGATGACTTTGCCACGTATACATCAGGCCCTTGTAGGAAGGCCTTCAGGTATAGTCCCTGGAGCTTATCTACACCCCTCATTATTGTTCTTATGTTGTCAAGATTTACCTCAACACTTGCATCTGCAGATTCAATCGCTGTCTCTGACTCTATTCCTCTGTTAACGATTGCCATGTCTGAGTTGTTAACCCAGTTCAGGTCAGACTTGTTTGCGAAGTCAAACCTTCCTGCATTAGTAATGGTGTTCATCATTACAGGTATGGTCTGCTTAAGAGCCTGAGACATACCGCCCAGTGCCTTTGAGACACCAAACTTAGCAACCGTGTTAAAGATCTTTGAGATTTCTTTGTTGCTCATGTACTCTCCCTTACCCTTTAGGTCTCGTATGTAGTCTGATACCCTTTCAAGTACCATTGAGGATGTGTCACCAAACACCTCTTCAAACGAAGACGACCTTGTGGCACCATAAAACTTTTGTATCGCTGCGGATGTGTATATATCTGTGAGTGCCTTATCCATCGACAGAGAGTTGTCCATATCAAAGTCAAAACTAACGTACCTATTCTTTGGAAGTACCTTAGGCCTCGTGGTCTCCATAAGAACCCCAGACTTGTTTCTGTCTATATGAGTTCCAGACATAAATGCCCCTGTTTCTTCTACAGATCTAGCTAAATCTTCCTTAATTATATCAACCCTGCTACTCAGAGTCTTGTACTTATCTGGAGTGTAGTTTGTATCCGTTCCAAGTATCGTGTTGTGTACTGATAGACTGACATCTGCCAGGTCGTTATACTTGTCTGCCCACTGATCTGTCCACCATGACACCGCATCAATATTTTTCTTTGACGCCTTTTCTCTGATTGAGTTGATGTCTTTTGCGGACGCTATATCAAGCTTATCATATACCTCTCTGTATACCTCTGCCTTCTTTCTCTCCTGCTTGTTACCGCTATTCTCAAGGTACTCTATACTCTCAAGTACAAGTCTCTTCCGTCTTTCAAACTCAGCCTTCTGCTCGGATACTGTACCCACAAGATTTCTACTCATGAACGCAATCATACCTCTCTCGTACACATTATCTGCCTCCATGAATAGCTTGTCGCCCTCTATAAATTCTTTTTTATACTGATCCATAATATTTTTATGAACCCTTATCTTTTTAGCCTTGCCGTTTATGATGTCCTGAAGACCGATTTCCTTCATGACCTTAAGCCCCCTGTTTGTGCCTTGAAATATTCTGTCGAATAGAACTGGAATGCTTGTAAGGTACTGGTTCCATATCTTACCAATATTTTCACTAAATCCTAGTTTAGGCATACGTGCTCTGATACCCTTTCTTGAAAGGTTTCTGATTGACTGAACACCCTCGTATATACTTATGGCTGACTCAAGTCCGCTTGTTATCTCGTTTGTTATGAAGTTGTCTATGTACTCTACAAACTTTATTGCGTCCTTCACGTCCATCGTAGACAGGTCTGCATCTATAAGCCTAGACACCATATCTATCTGATGGTCTGTCAGGTCTATCGTCTCGCCAGTAAATGGGTTGATCTTTCTCTTGATCATGTCCTTAGCTATCGCAGACATAACTCCGAATCTTTTACTTAGGAATGACATCACCTCTGCCTCAAGTCCTTGCTTCACATCTCCCGACTCTATTGCCTCTACTATTTCCTTAATCTCATTAATAGACATATTCTCGTCTAGATTCAGGTCCTGATACTTGGCGATCATCTCCTTCTTTAGGATCTTGTTTTGATTATCTATGGCACCCTGGTAGAACTCAGCTATCTCTGCAAGGTTTGCAGCCTGTCGCATGTCTACCTCTCCACCCTTTATCCTTGATGATTTAAGTGCGTCATTCATCTGCTCTGCATAGTCCATGTAAAGGTCAAGAACCTCAACCATCTGTGGATCTATCTCTGCAAACTGTTTAGCCATGGCTATAACCTCTGCCTGGTTATCTTTCTTAAGGTTTCTCTTTATCTTTTTTCTTATCGAAGAGGCCTGTCTAAGTTTCTCTGCATACTCTGCATTCTTGAACACCTTCTCTGCATAGTCTAAGAACCTGTTGAGTATCTCCTCGTTTTCTAGGTTTACAATGTTAGATCTCTCCACAAGTATACCTGCCTGCTTTGAGGTCATTATACCCTGTCTAGCCATAGACTTTACAAGCTTTGCAAGCTCCTTACGTCTTGTATTTAGGTCCTTCTTTGCAAGCCTTGCCGACTTGTTCCATTCCTTTATCTGTCTCTTGTACTCTGCCAGCTGGTCTACTACAACCTTTGTTCTCTTCTTCTTACCTAGAACCTTTCTTACAGACGGAGCCTTCTTGATCTTAATACCTAGATCCTCGGTAAGCTGACGAACAATCTGTTCTCTTTCTAGATCTGTAGACTCTTGATAAAGCTTGCTTCCTTTCAGGTAAGATATGGTCGCATCTAACTTTTCTTTTGCAGTCAAAGGCCCCCTAGTTCTATCTTTCTCTAGCTTCTTTAGTCTTCTATCCTCCAGCTTTTGAACTATGCCATCTATAATCTTATCAACCCTTTCTCTTGAAGGCCCGTCGTCCTTCTGCTTACGCTTGGCTGGGGTGGTGACCTCAGATGTATCTATTTTCACCCCCTGTGTAGTAATACCTGCACTTGGGCTCATTATTTGAGTCCATCTTTCTACAAGTGTTCCTTTCTTTTTAGGATCTTTACTTTTAACTTTTCCTGACTTATTAACTGTTTTTCCTGTATCAGGATCAATTGTAACATTATTCCATTTTACTCTATCAGTTAATAAATGTAGTGTTGTTTTACTGTCACCCTTTGATTTTATAGCCTTTGGATATGACTCATGATCCGTTTCAGATTTTGCATCCACAGCTTCAACCTCTCCGTCAATTTCTAATATGGCATATATTGATCCATTTTGAGTTTTAGATTTTCCATCTCTTAACATTGGCTCTGTAAGCATTTGAGATACTGCTTCTGTAAGATTAGCCTTACTAATTTTAGATCCTTTTTTAAACTTTGTTACAAGATCCTCTGCCATCATACCCTCTCCAAAGAAATCAGCCAAACTATTCTGTGCTTCCTGGTTTGATTTTTTTCTTTGAATAGATTTAACTACAGAATCTATGATTGATGTTGAAAAGGTTTTTCTATCATCAAAACTACTTTTTTCAGCTCCTAATTTTTCCTCTATTATTTTTACTATTTGATCTAAATTATTAGAGCTATCAATCTTATCACCAAATGCTTTGTTGTAAGACTTTATGAGTATAGATTCAATACCTGTTATCTTAAGCTTTGGATTCTTTGATAATGATATAAATAAATTCATAACACCATTAGCTGCATTTGTACTAGATAAAACTTTATTTGTCGGAGCAGTTGTTAATGCCATGTATATTTTACCATCCTTATTAATTGCCTTATTCATAGACTCAGCCATTGCTTGAGCAGCCTTGGATGTGCTTGCCCAAAAGTATCCTTTCTCATGAAACTTAATTGGATAAAATATACCTCCCTTGCCCTCAACTAATATTTCACTTCCATCAGATAATTTTTTACTAATTTTTCCAGAAAACGCTGAATCAGGCTGATGTAAAATCATAAATACATTATTAAAATCAGAAATGGATTTATTTCTTGTTATGTATTTTTGTTCTATCTTTTTAAATTCATTTGTGTTTTTATCAAAGCTATAAGTAACTCCAGATTTAAGATCGGTAAAGTCAGCTTGAAATCTTTTATTTGCCTCCTTTATTTCTGCTGTTTTATCTTTAGGAATAACCTTAATATCCACATCACTGATCTCCGCACCGACTGCAACCTTTCCTGCTATTGTGTTCAACAGGTCAACCACCTCACCGTCAGTGAATGACTTTCTTCCGAACATCTTGGCCAGTCGATCTAGAAACCTCTTGATCAGACTTTGGCTAGGCTTGTTCATCTGTGCATAGTTACCTGCCAGTATACCGACCAGCTCGGCAAGCTTCTCCTCGCTCTGTATGTTTTCGTCATAGTTGGCAGCGAATGCGTCGAGTGCCTGCTTAACCTCAGGCATACCCTCAAGATTCTTTGATAAGGCCTTGATCATACGCTCAGTAATATCCTGAGTTGCTTTGTCTGTCTTTAACCTGTTAATTAATATGGCATGGAAGACCTCGTGAGCTACCGTCCTGTTGTTCGCCTTGGATATGTTTATGTGTATCTTCTTGGTCTTAGAATTGTACTCACCACGAGTTGACTGCTTCTTGCTGTCCGTTTCGTCAGTCGCCTTCCTGTATGAATCCTCGTTCTCATGAACCACGATCTCCACACCTGGTAGGATCTTAGCTATTGCCTTCCTTGCGTTCTCTATCTGCTTACGTATACCCTTCGCCTCCTTGTTTGGTGCCTCTTTAACAGGAGTTTTTTCAACCACTTCTTCAGTAACCTCAGTAGTGGGAGTTTCTGTTATTTCAGAATACTGCTCTGGCAACAGACCTATTTTTTGTGGAGCAAAATCTCTTTCTCTAGCACTCTTGTATCCAGGGTCTCCTTTCTTTAAAAGATTACCGTTGCTATCTCTCATTTGAGGACCAAAGTTTACCCAAGAATTTTGACCTCTTGTCTCAGCTGTCATCGCTCTTCTTGCTTTATCGGTAAACATTCTAGCATGAACATCCCATGCGTTCTCCTCTCCTTTAGCTCCAAAACCATTACCCCTTTCTGAATGTCCAAAGAAATCATGTACCCCTCTAAATAAATCATTGATTAATAGAGGCTTGCCATTTTTATCTACGAACTCAGTCTCTGCAAGCATAGCATTTTCTTGACGCTGCTGATCTGTTATTCCAGCTTCTCCATAACCTTGTTCTGTAGAAAAAATATACATGTGCTTATTATTAATAAGATCATCTATCATTTCTTGAGAATTAGCGTATGGCTCTCCTTTGCCCTCGTAAATCTCAATCTCATATCCAGCATCAGTCATAGCTTTGTACTGATCTATAGTTTCTTTTGCAAGAGATTCGTATGCTTCTTTTACTTCTGGATCATTAGGATTGTTTTCCATAGCCTCATAAGCATCAGCTATTTCCATAGATTTGCTAGTGTCAAGCTCAGTTATCTTTTCACCAGCAGTTGTTTCTATACCCTTTTCTTTTTTATACTTAGCAGATATATCTGACGTCTCTGGATTAGGATCATTGAACAATCTTGCTCCTGGTTTAGCACTTCTTCCTTGATCATCTACTGATTCTACTAATTGTTCTTGCTGTACTTCGGTAGCTTCTTCCCCTTGGGTGTCTCGCTGTCCCACATCTTGCAGTCCCATTTCGGACTGTTCATCTGGTAGCACTTCCTTCTTTGTTTCTTGCTCTTGAATGGCATCTGTCTTGCTTATTTGTTGTAACTCATTATTTATCTCTGCGATCCTCTCCGTCTGCTTGACGACCAGGTTCTTGTCCTTGTCTTTTACCTCTGCCTCTAATGCCTTTCTCTCTAGCATTAAATCATATGCCTGTCTCTTCTGACCTGAAGACAGTTCGGCAGGTATCTCCATCATCAATGGATAGGCATCATTCATTGCCTTTATTCTTGCATTGGCCTCCTCCTTAGTTATCTGCTTAGATTGGTAGGCTAAGTTTATCTGTGCCAAAGCAATAGCTCTACCTTCCTCGCTGGTTATTACATTGTACTGATTCTCAAATGATTTATTTAAGCCCTTCAATTGAAAACCATTGACAAGAAGGTTTGTTGTGCCGCTGATGGTAGATATACCACCACCAGATAATCCACCTAATAATGCTGCCTTTCCAAGCTGATTTAAAAATTCATTAGCTCCCTTTTCCGTCGTGATGTCGGGCATGTTCTTAAACACTTCCTTACCTAGGAGCATGTTTACAATATTCTTTTCTGTAAATTCTACGCCCTCTTGACCTACCTCCGTAAGTGCCTCAAAAGAACCACCCTCAAGTATACCTAACATTGTCCTTGCACCAAGCCCCTTCATCGTGTACTTCATGCTCGCCTCTATTGCATGGAGACTTGCATCCTTTGGTAAGTTTTTTAAAGCTCTAGCTGCAACCCACCTAAATAGCATTGACTTACCTGGCGATAGTGCGGTTTGAAGACCAAAATTCTCAAGTATACCCTCATATGTGGCCATTTGCCAAGATATAATTCTCTTCTCAAAGTTGCTAAGGTCGCTGTCTTTTAGCTCGTTCTCCACCCTTGCTGTGGTTTGAAGTCCGAATGCGACAGGAACAAGTGATGGATTAAATCCAACTATCATACCAGTGCTGATGCTGTGAATCATCGTCTTAATTAATTCATAGGTAAGTCCTGCGTCTGCTATAGACTTGTCTGTAACCGCTGTCGTGTTATTTATCCACTCGTCTATACCGTACTCAACCTCATCCTTTATACGCTTGTTCTGTATATCTAAAATCTGATACTCCTCAAGCCCACTTTCTTTTAGCATGTTAACCTCATCCTCTGACAGTGAGCTAGATACAGGAACAAATGGAATGTCTATTATTAAGTCTACAACACCCTCAGTTATACCTGAAAATGTCTCAGTAAGTCCAGCAGCAGCGGCAAGTCCTAGGCTGGTTAAATCTGGAGCCTTTTGGTCTTCTACATACTGTGCGTATTGAATATTTTTGTTTAGGTTATTTATAAGATACTGGTTAGAGATAGGATCCTTCGCCTTAAGTGCATTTATCTGAGTGTTTATCACAGACATATTTCTCATGAACTTTGACTTATCTTTGCCTCCCCCCATAGGTATAAGTCCAAATAAAAATCCTTGGCCATATCCATCTGTGGCAAAACCATTTGCATCTCCAAACACATAAGGCTTTGAAAGTATATAGTTGCTAAAGTCTATAGACGCCCTCATTGGATCGTTAAATTTTTCATTAAACCTACCCTCTCCTCTAGAGTATTCATCTATAACGTCTCTGATATCGTCGGTGACTATTCCTTTAGACATAAAGTTTTTAATCTTTGCACTTACATCAGATCCATTCATGTTTATTTCTATACCATTCAGTAATTCTGGAGTGTTTTTACCTTCTGGTGTTATAGTGGACTGTATAACCAGGTTGTCTCCGTCATAGCTAAATCTAAATCCCTCTGTCTCCAAATAATTCTGTGACTCATCTCTTGATCCGTAAGGAAGAAACCCAAATCTTTTCCTTAGGTTTTTAGATGTCTGTTCAGAGTCTCCTATCACTATATCTTCATCTATGTCTGACATGTATAAAGAACTACTCTTTCTCGCCTCGTCATAAAACTGCTCAGGGTTCTCTCTAAGATTTGTCCCTGTAATTTTTTCATATGTACCTATAGTGGATCCATACTCATTGATTAATTTTTCAGACGCCCTATTATACATAGCCTGAAACTCTTCCTCGGTATAGTATGTATCTCCTAATTTTTGAGTGTTAAAAAGTCCGCTTGATAGTATAAGCTTTCTTTTGTTTATGAACTCATCCCTTGTGGTATCATGTCTCTCAAAGAACTCATCATTTAGATCCACGACAGGCTGCGTAGATACAATACCAGAGACGGTGTTCCACAGCTGATCATCATACTCCTTGTAGTTCTCATTAAACGGCTTTGTTCCGTCTACATATACCTCTCTTATCTGCTCGTCACTAAGAGATTTACCTCCTGTGGCTTTGATGTTTGTGTTCAGTTGATTAAGTAGCTCTAACTCTTGATCTACCTGCTTCTGATCAACAAATCTAACGTCTTTAATTATTGGTTCTACATTGAACTCATTTATTCTTTCAAACTCAAACCCTGTGACAGGCTTTTGCTTGTATGAAATTTTTCCTATATCCGTCCTTGACGTGTCTTCCTGAAATGGATCACCTGCATCAAGGTCAGCCAGCGTCTGCTCCCCTTCAATTTCTCTGAGTCTTTTTCTAGCAGCTTCTTGATCTATAGGAGACATGTCCTGACCTATAAAGTTTTTACCAGTCTCTAACTGTCTTTCTATTGCTTGTTTTTCTGCCTCAATATTAGCATCTATCTTCTTATTTTCAACCTTTATCTCTTTCTGAATCTTCTCGTTCTTCTTCTTCTGATCTATAAGGTTAGCAAACTCAGGATATTCATTCTTTAGTTTTGATTCAGATCCAAACTTTAATAGTTTGCTGTATGAAATATTGTCGCTCTCTAGAGCCTTAATTATATTGTCCTTTCTCTTTATAGACTTAACATTAAAAAGGTCTGGAAAGTTGGTCATTAGATCTGACTTTGTACCCTCCTTCTGTTGCTCTAGGTATGAAAGTATTTGATCGTCTTTATATCCCTTATCTTTTAACTGTGTGACATAGCTGTTTATCTTGTTATTGTACTCTATATCTGCAGAGAACTGATCTGGGTAATCAAAAAGAAGTTGCATCCTCTCCTCAAAGCTTGCGTTAGGTATAACCTTGTTTACATCGCCAAGCTTTACCTCTGGATTAGACTGTCTAAACTGTGACACTATATCCAAAGTCTCCACTGGAGCCATAGTTGTAGTTGTACTAACTCTAGGCTGATCTATCTGTGTCTGATCGCCAGAGATATAGAGAGTCGTTGTTGTGGTGGTCCTGCTTAGGTCCTCTGGTGTCTCTTGATCCATCATATCCAACATCGGCTCGAATGCCGATTGATTTGGATCCAAGCCTTCTATCGGATTGTCTTCAGCCATAGTTATGATATGTTTTGATTGTTACCCCTTCCGAGGATACCTTTTGCTAGTCTTTGTAAAAAATTACCGCCCTGATTGCTGGCCATCTGATCGGCTGGAATCTCTTCCGTCTGCTCCTCCATCATTGCTATTACGGCAGGCCCTTTCCCTGAACTCTTCTCTGCGTTTTGATACAGAGTGTTGGCCTTACCTGCACCCTTACCACCAGTGGCACCAAAGAATGATGTTGATATGTCCTGCATGTTTTTAATAGGACCTATCTCTCTCTCAGTTCTCACGCTCCTGACTTCTTTTTCATTCCATATATTCTCTACAACCACCTTGTATAGATTACCATCCTTCACCTTAAATTCAGATCCATCTACAGCTTGGTTTGTGAATGTAACCGCAGCCTGAACTGGATCTGTTTCAATTTGATCCCATGCATTTCTAAGTTGCTTGTAAAGAACATTTGCGTCTCCCTGACTCATTCCACTTCCACTTCCACTTCCTTTACCGCCACTATTTTTCTGTGATGGCTCTTTTTCTACCATTGAGTAGTCAAGGTTAGACTTATACATGTCATCAATACCCTGTAGCAATACCTCGTTCTGTTGTGCGTTTAGAACTGGCGTTCTTTCCCTGGCTGAGTTTTCTACAAGAGGCACAAGAAATCCTTCCTCATAAGACCTGAAATCATTTTCCTCCGATTCAGACATGGATGTTCTTCCCTCCTGAAATCTTATCTTGTTCTCTATTCCGACCTTCTCGTCTAGCTGAGAGTTCTTGTCATCATCACCTACATAAAGTTCGTACCTACTGTCTATCTGATTTAATGTATTAAATGCTATTCTAGCATCATCAGTTATATATTGCTGTGTGCTGGCTATAGCTCTGTCAAGAAGTGGATTTAATGCCTCTCCTGTTTCGGTCACATACACCTTTCTTGTTATATCATTGCCAGCCTTATCCTTCCCTACAACCTTGTCTCTTACCTCTGCAATCTTAAACTCACCAAGCTTACTGCTTCTTTCTTGAACAAATCCAAACGCATCGAAGTAGTTATCTCTCTGATTGACTGGCTTTAAAACAGCCTCTGGGTTCTGTAGGTCTTCAACTACACCTGTATCCTTGTTTAGCTTTCCGTAAGAAAACTGACCTGTCTTTGGATCCTGGTAAAGTGTTTGATTCTTTAGATTTAGGAAGCCTGCCTGTATCTCCATAAGCTTCTGCTCTATCACAGATCCCTGAGGTAAACCATTCTCTCCAGGCTGCTGTCTCTCCTGCATTGCAACTAAGTTTGTATCTATACTTTTTGCTAAATCTGACACTGCCTTAAACGATGAGTTGGCTCTATTATTAAACATTCTATATTCATTGTGGTTTAGTTTACCCGACTTAACAAGCCTGTTAATATCATATGAATTGTCAACCATCTGCGTGGCACCTCCCATTACAAAGTCGCTTAGTGTCTGGTCACTGAACTCGTCGTTCTCCCTGACCATATCTATATTTTCCTGAGTAATCCTGTCGAAGTAAATATTCTGAGCTGCTTTTCTTCCGCTTATATCCATAAGTCCCTGTGAGAACTCTGAGGTTAGCTTACCCCAGTCAACCGCTGGGGCTGCCTTAAAGCCTATATAACTTTTTTCTGCCATGTTATGGTTTTGTAGTGGTGTTAGTGTATCTGGTACCAGTACCTGCGGCTGCTAATTGGCTTGACTGTTGTATTCCTGTAAGATTATCAAAGTAATTCCCTTCCATTCCCATCGCCTGTAATCCAAGCTGTCCAGATCCTGCCGCACCAAGTAGACCGCTAGCAATACCTTGGTATGCTTGATTTTGTTGAGCCTGTGCCGCAGCTGATGCCTGCTGTGCACCTGCAAGTGCGTTTGATTCTATACCGAACTCTCTCTGAGCACGTCTTCCTTCTATTCCTTGTCCTGCCTGAGCTACAGCCATATCTCTCTGATACTGCTGCTGTCCTGCCTGTGCCGCAAGCTGTAGATCAGCCGCTGCTCCTGACTGTGCAACCTTTCCGATTCCACCTATAACGCCTGCCGCACCTGCACCCTGAAGTGCTGATATTGCAGACACGTCTCTTTGTGCCTGTGACTGCTGTGCTAGTTCGGATCCAAGTGTAGGCACCTGCACCTGCTTCATTACGTTTTGCTCCTTCACTGCACGCATCGCAGCCTCTGCCTTAACAGCTGCATCGTCTGCTGCTTTTTTTTCTTTACCTGCTTTTATAGCCTGTGCCGCACTGAGTCCTACTCCGCCTAAGGCTACTATTGTTGATGTTACTGCTGCCATATTATAATACCTTTATCATTTCGTTGCAGTTGGTGCTTCCCATTTGAAATCCACACTCGCTGTATCTGTCTATTAAGCTCTTGCTCTTAAGAGAGGTATATATATACCTGTAAGAACCCTTCTCCTTTATCATCTCTGTCAGGACGTTTATAAGGAGCCTTATAGCCTCCTGTCTGTCGTCCTCTCTGTAGTGAAAGTTTGACACTATAAACTCAAGCCATGCGGCTGATGAGTTTGTGAAGTATACAAATCCTGCACAAATTTCTTTACCATCCTTGTGAATCATAACACCTCCAAGTCCATTCTCTGGTAGCATGTCCTTGGGCGGAGCCGTCCATCTCCAGTCCTTCCACCACGAAGATAACGTCTCGTAATCATCGCCTGTCAAGAACCTAACTTCCATTTAACAAATTTAAGGAAAACTTTTGAATATAGAACTTCCGATTGAAAACATTTCAACCTGTGTTGTGTCCTCGTTCTCAAGCTTTACAGACATAAAGAAACCTCTGCTTCCGTATGACTCTACCTGACTGTTCTTAACTCCTACCAAAAAATCACTTATTAATGGTATAGTTCCTGGATTTGCATCGATGGTTAGAGTTGTAGCTGTCATAGCTGTGACCACGCCTATGCTAGTTAATGTTCCGTCAGCTATAACTGGGTCTGCAGCTGGATCTACGATACCCATTTTGTAAATGCTGTCTCCTATGCTTATGGGGTTATTTATGTTAAATGCAAATGTTACAACCACCGCATCTGGATCTGTACTATTTACAGAGGTGGCATTTCCTATACCCTGTGTAGATACAGCCTTTAGGTCTATAGTATTGTCAACCCTCCTTATATAAGCAAACCACTCGTCCTCCTTCTGGTTGAAATAGCTTGCCGCCATCTCTGCCGTGTTTATGTCCGTATCTATTATAGCCTTCCATGGCTTGTTTGAGTCCTGCGACAGCGTCTTAAACATTTTTTGCTGCATAGGATCATCATTAAACACCGTCGTGATGGTTGACTTATGTTGAGCACCGTAGAAGTTATTTCTAGGGACCGTTGAGTCATTATGCTTGTAAAGATCTCCACCTGAGAATGAATAGAAGCTACTATTTAGACCGATCATCCAGTCTGGTGAATATGACCAGAAGGATGTCCATCCCTTTGAAAATATAGAGTATGTTATAGTTGCCATAGTACAAATTTAACAATTTTAAAGTAAACAACTGTCCACCGACTTCATCTCCGTGTAATACCTGTATGAACACCTGTGTGGGTTTATTTCAAGATCCTCATTGTATGGCAGCCTGTCTGCATACTGAGCCTTGTAGAACATACCCTGCTTGTTGTTAGGAACACCTGCGTTGTGAAAGAAGTATGTCTCATCCCACCTCTCTACAGGACATGTCGCCCAGCAGAAATCAAACTCCTTAGGGACAACTACCTTGTTACCAAACAACCATCCGTTCCATAGCTCGGCCCACATGCTAGATGTCCAGGACTGTATTCCGTAAGGATCGTTGTCTTTCTTGACATGCTGCATGGTTATAAGCTTGTCATACAGCCTTATACTGTCACTCTCTACCTTCGTCCAGTATTCAGAGCTTAGGTTCTTCATAAGCTTCTGTGCACCTCCGCTGTTCTTTTGATTCTTTTTAACTACATCCTTTGATATTCCAACTATATCACACATAGCATCCAGAACCTCCTCACCCTTGCTCACTATATAGTCGTGTCCTATATAGCTAGTAGTGTCAGAGAAGTACCAGTTATCGTCATTCAAATATGGACTGAAATCAAGATGCCTTGTGAAAATGAAGTCCGAGTCGTGAAAGAAGAATGCGTCATCGCTTGGATTCTCATCAAAATGCTTCTTAAGTATATGTGCCTGTATCGCTGGTATGTATTTAACAGCCCCAAGCGTGTCCTCATAAAAGTAAAAGTTAGCGGCATCATTATACCTTGAAACAAGATTACCCCATGACTCAGGTATCTCATCCTGAAAGCCACACACGACATCTATATCTTTATATCCCAGTGATATGAAGTTGTTTAGGTACACCTCAACCTGCCATGAATAGTAATCCGTGGCTGGCTGTGCAGATATAAATCTGAGATTGTATTTTACTGACACTCGTAGCAGGAGTTATATACAAACAACACCTCAAGCTCTGGTCCTCCAGCTGTAGATAAAACATGTATCTTGTAGCAGTTTCCGTCAGAGGCCTTTACAGGCGTTCCTCCTGCAAGAACCTTTGGTCCCAAGAAGAATAGCTTCCCTGCAAGAATGCCATCATTGCAGGTCTTGTATGTGTAGTAAGTCTTAGCAACCGTTGTTGTTGTGGTGGTGGTTGTTATGCCTGAACATCTACCTATCTCTAGTACCTGTCCAGTGTTTGAGACCTGTATAGCAAAATCAGCACCCCCATTATCCATATAGTACCACTTAAATACCCCATCGAACAAAGTCGTCCCTAAGGCGTCCGTGTAGACAAAGTCGTTAACTGCAGGAACCGTGCCACTACCGTTGTGGTAGAATGTTGAAAGAGAGGGGGTAAGTGAACATGCAGCAAAATCTGTTGTCTGGGCAGTTCCATCCATACTGAAGGAAGTAATGACTGGTGCTGTTGTAGTTGTTGTAGTTGTTGTGGTTGTAGTTGTACCAGTACAAGTCGTGCAGTCTGCATATATTACTACGGGGTTTTGCATTAAATAATATGGGTATGATCCTGATGATGTTCCTGTTATCTCCCAACAGTTTCCGTCTGTAGTCTTGACAACATTTCCAACCACTATAGCTACAGATGTTGCATCTAAAAGAGTAACTACGGTTGTGGGTTCAGCACAAAGTTTAGCTGTATAATAATTACCTACAGCTGGTATTGTAGTTGTAGTAGTAGTGGTAGTTGTCGTAGTTGTACCAGGGCATGCATAAACGTCTGAAACATATCCATTGTCATCTACCCTGATAACCTGCTGAGAGTTATCCACGTAATACCACTTGTCTCCACCAGTGTATGGTATAAAACCATTTCTATCACTGTAATCAAACACTCTATCTCTAAGCGTTGGAACAGGATTGGGTCCATCGAAATACATCTTGGTAAGTGAAGGTGTAACACTGCAAGCGTTAGATGATTCGGTTGTAAAGTTAGTTGTATCCATCAAAAATGGTTTTCTGTCTGATGAGGATATTACATCTACATTTATAGTCTTATTAGCACTTGTTCCAAAGCAATTAGTTGCGTTGATTGTGAAAGAGAATGATAACTCTTTCACAGACCTTCCAGATATAACTCCATTATCAAAAGAAAGAGCTGTTGGAAATATTGAACTTAAACAAGGCTTGCCTGAAGAAATAGTTCCATCGCCACGAATTATGGTAGGGGCAGAGGTTGCACACACCGTTATTGCTTGAAATGCAGATACGGTTATTGTCTGACTATTTGAGTCGCAGTCTGTGTATGTAAATAATGTTGACGAACCACCTCCAGTTAGTAGGTACTCTAAACATGTAGTTACCACTGTAAAAGATGTCGGATTTCCATATACGCTTATAGGTATATTAACATCTTCCAATGAGTTTATAACTATATCCTCCTGATATATAAAAGGTACAGCGAACTCAGGGCAATCACATGGATCTATTGATGTGACATTTCCTGATGCATCTACACCTACATATGACTTTCCTGTAGAACTAGGTACCGTGCACGTCACGGTGTCTATCATGTGAAATGCGGATGATCCGTCATAAAGAGAGGAGCCGTCTGAAGCGGTGTATATCCTGTCATTAAGAGTCGGAAGTAGGCCTGTGCCATTATGGTAGTACTGTGTGGTTGGACACTGAGTACATACATTTGCAGTAGTACCGTTAGTTGTATCTATAAAGAACGACTTTAGACTAGGCATGACTCTATTTATTATCCATACAGAGCTTGCAAGTGGAGAATCCACAACAACCTGAGCGTCATTTAATGATGAAAATTTGTCAAACAAAAGAGATCCTGTGCCATTATTAACAGTCCCATCATATGGAGACTGAAGCTTTATGTCAGATGCACTTACACCTGCAGCTATCAGTGCATTGTAGTTGGCTGTTGAATTTAGCCCCACGTATCCGCTGTCTATAACATCCGTGTTGTTCCATCTAATTCTAAATCTTACAGGTAGGTCTACAGCCTGATAGTTAACACCAGCCAGTCCTATATCTGTACCTAAGTCTAAGGCTATAGATCTTGACGATACTATGCCTTTAAATGATACCGTTCCCGTTCCTATCGAATCCTCATAATCCCACATAAGGTATAGGTACTCATAATCATTGGGATTCTGAAACACAAAGTCTCCCTGATAGTCCGTCCCGTTGAAGTGTACATTGATAGCCGTACCCGATGATTTTATTGTAGCCCTATCAGACTCTGAGTACTCCTGATCTGTAACCAGGTAATATATCTTGTTATTTAGACTTGGTGAAAAATCAAAGTACTGGGTGGATGGGTCTCCAGCCTTTACAGTAACCGTAGATCCGTGGTATGGAATAAAATCAACACCTCCGATACCTGTCCTTTGATCAAAAAGAGCTATGCCTGTAGGGCCAAGTAATACATTTTCAAACGTAAACTCACTACTCCCTGTGTATTGATAAGACTGACTTAGTTTCATTTTCTATTTTCTGGTTTATTTACCACCACAACATCTACAGATATTGGCTTACCTACAGACTGGGTGAGTGTAAATATCTGAGTCTGACTTGTGCAGTAGGTCACAACAAAGTTAATAGTTCTTGTGGAACCTGTGAAATTATTTGCAATATTCGCATAAATATTTTGAGCACCATACCCAGTCGTGGTAGATGGACTAACCCACGATGTTCCAAATCCTGTGTCTACAATTGCCATTGACCATGAAAGTGATGTCTCTATGTTAAACATAAACAAATTAAAACCTCCAGTGTTGCTAGCAAGTATTCTTGCCGATGGTCTGAGTGTCAATATGCATGGTCTTGACCTCCTACTGTTTTGCGTTGCCAAGGTATATCTGCTTGAGTAAGGATCAAACCCTCCAAGCTTCTGTTTGTTTGGACTGTCTTTAAGTTCATCTCTAAAGTAATCAGTCATACCCAAAGAAGATATCTCGTTCACAGAACCCCTTTCTATACCAATCACGGCACCCCTCCTTGAATCCGTGAAGTACATGTCACCTGCATTTGTAGAAAAGCTCTCTGGATTATTACTTATACCATACTCCACAGGGAACGGTATCTCGTTACCCAAAACCTGAGGTATCGAGGCAACCTGACCACCTCCAACCGCATCAAACAATACATTCTTTTCGTAAAGAACCTTATTTATCTTGTCCTGATGAAGTACAAATACATCAGTATCTCTTGCGTATAATTTTTCAATCTGACCGAACTCTCTATCTAAATCTTTAAAGTTTGCTAGTGAAAGATTAAACTCATTAAGTCTGTTTATAGATGTATCTCCCCTAAACACACCGCTGTATGTCAGAGATGCCTCCTTACGCTCGTTCTCGTAGTCCTCTATAATACTGGTAACCCTAGGACTGAACTTCATTTCTGAGGCATTGAAGTCGTCCCTTATCCTGTTTGACTCAACACCATTCCCAAAGGAAAATGCGTTGAACTGACTATTCTTTGCCGTGTCTTGATTTATCTCTATGTATGCACCCTGGTTTGTGGCTGTCTGGTCCTGCTCCCAGGACTGCTTATAAATTATACCTGGCTCTGCTGGAGCAACTGCAGGAAAATCAAGGTCTACAACAACACAGTACTGATTAAGAGTAGCTAGTACTATGTAATATGGATTTCCTGTGTTAGGATTTATAGCAGGGACACTAAAAGTGCCTGAGACGTATACCTGTTGACCTATAGAAAAGTTATGAGGCTTGTCTGTCGACAGGGGTGCCGCAGGATTTAAAGGACCTAGGATTGTTTTATTTGCAATACCTGGAATAGCGATTGCTAGATTTGGGAATACCGTGTTTAAATCTGTAAAATCAGCATAGTCCCATCCAACATGATGAAAGCCACCCTCTATATCGTAAGAGTCGGTAACCTCATGATAAATTTCTACATCCTCCTCCTTTGGATCTGTCTCGCATACCAATGGATTTGGAGACTGTTCAATAGAGAATGAAACCTGAATAGATCCAATATTGGAAAAAGTATTGCTTATTTGTGCGTCTGTTCCAATACCATAATTTCTTATAAGCATCCTCATTGGAAATTCTAGCCTTGTATTTGAAGGACCTATATTTGAAAGATAATTTACATTTACACCTTGCATTACTTCAGAATTATATCCTGGCTGATATTTAGCCCTTCTAAAGCACACGGATTCAGCATCATTTACTCCTGTATATGATGGATGCTCAAAGTCTAGGTATGCGTTAGACTCAAGAAACCACTCCTCAAGATTATCATAAAGACCATCAGATATAAACTCCTGAATATTACTCTCACCTGTACTTAATACACTAATACCTATTATTATTCTTGCTAATGGTTGAATCTTTAATTCTGTATTATGATCTTCATTTGATGTGCCTCTTACAACAACCTGACCTTGATATTGAATACTTGCGTTTGGATCTTGACCTTCAAATGATTGAGGAGCCGTGCCATTCGTAGGTATAGCTCCACGATAATAACCTCCATCTGGCTGAAAATAATTTCTACTTATATCAGCTCTGTTAGATCTAAACATAATCTTCCACTTGTCACCTATGGTGTAGGATGAATTCTGATTAAAGTTTATCGTGCACATCTGACCTGCTTGTGGTGATCCAACAGAGATAGCATTATAATAAAGAGGTATATCTCCATCTATGCTTTGTGTTTCCGCTTCCCAATCGCTTAAACCATTTACATTTCTAGTGTACTTAAATGTTGTTGGGTTTACACCATCTATTTCTACAGTAACCCTTATATCTTTGCCAAATTGAGTCCAGTTGTTAGGGCCAGTAAACTCAGTTACCGTTAAAGAGTTTAAATCGTTCTGACCATAGTATGGATGTGTGGTGTCCATGTAATCTATAGTACCATGTTCCATTGGTCTTTGATTATAGCCAGGATATGGAATAATACTCGAATTCGTAGTAGATTGGGATGCGTCTTGATTTGTAAAAGATTGAAGTTGAGAGTTTGATAGCTCCTCAATATTATCTACCTTTATCTTAAAGTAAAGACCTGCCTCTGCTCCGCTTATATCCTCAAAATTATCAGGCTTAGATTCAAACTCAAGTATCTTATACTTCTTGTTTGAGAATGTAGGACCAGCAGCTGTAGACTTAAATATAACGTACTGACCTACAGAAAACTTATCTTTGTCGAACTCATTTATTCTGAAATATCTGTAAACATCTTTTTCATATAGCCATAAGGGAAATATGTTGTAGTACTCCTTCTTTGCCTGCTTAACCACAAGCCTGTAGTTTGTGGACCAGCTAGGTGGAGTGTTTTGAATCTGCACCTTTAAACTGTTAGACTTGTCGGACTCTGTTGACGGTATGTATGTAGAGTTATTGTCGCTTATTAGGGCTGTGGTCATACGCCCATAGTCATCACCGTAGATTATGCCTACCTCGTAATCCCTGTCCGTCCTGAACGTGCTTAAGGGAGTTCCTGCTGGTATAGAGGCATTCCTGCTGGTGTATGTTACAGTAAAATCAACGGGATCGACATCTCTAAACTGTGTGTAGTTACCGTATATCAATCTGTTACCTATGACTTCCTGGGCCTGAGCTAGAAGTGGTACATTGTCAAAAAGCCTGGTTACCTGGTCTGAAGGTAGTGGTGCATATATCTTGTTGTTGCTAAATGTGTAGCTAGATGTATTTATATTACCATTGATAATTAGATCCTCCTTTACGATGGACTTTACAATCTTAACATTAAGACTTCTTGGGTCGTAAGCCAGTATCTGTACCTCTGTAACAAATTCATTTCCAAGCTCAAATACAATCCTACACTCGTTGTATGTGTTGAGCATAGCGTTGTTGTCACCTGTAAATGGATCGATCTGATAGTTTGATGGCTTGAATGCAACACCTGAATATGGCGACATTGAGCTGTACTCATTGTCTACATACTTATACCTGTAAGCAAAGTACAAAAACTTATCCTCCATGCTGTTTGAAAGAACATCAGAAGATGTTGATGGGTATATCGCTGGTGCCTTTAATGGTGGCCTTAGTATCACGTCTATATCGATATCTATCCTAGGGTCATTTACAGAGTATTGCTTTGCCCTTGCAATGTTTATCTTTCTTGGTGGATTTAGGTTGTCCGTCCAGAACAAAAGTGCTCCAGACTCTGGCTTGTGTCCTGGTATATAATTAACACCAGTTATTAGGTACTCTTGATTTAAGTTTAACTGACTAGGGTTGCCTCCACTCTTTGTGGATATAAGCACCTGTGCCGTTGTATTATCTATCTGGTTGTACTCGAATATAGCGTCATATTCATCAGATGAAACAAACCAGTATATAAGGTTCAAGGGCTCGTATGCTATCGCACCTATAGTTCTGGCGTTTGTCGTGTTTATTGCTGGTACATATCCAGATAAAACTGAAGATATATCTCCCACGATTCCGTTACCTAACGAGTTAGACACAGACCCAATGTTGGATCCCTCAGACGTGTCTATGGTTATGTTTAAAGCATCCGCATACTGACCTCCAGACAGAAGTCTTTGATCAAGATCCTTGTTCATCTTCCCTCCCAGGAATGTCTTCTTTAGTTCCATACTTACTTAATCCATTTATCTCTACCTCTAAGGCTCATCAATAGCCTGGATGGATGTAGATTACTTAGTCTAATCTTTGCATTTCTAAGAGTGGCCGTCTTATCCTTTCTGGCTCTGTTTACGATGTACTCCTGAACACCTGTCTTATTGTTTAGAAGAGCGAACTTTATGTAGTTGTACAGATATTCCTCAGCCATCTTGTTGATGGTAATCTTGCTGTCGTCTCCGTTCTCCATGCCGTCAGACACGTACTCAAGAACTATATGCTTGTTCTCTATACCTGAAGAGAAATCTATCACACCAGACGCCTTGTTTATTGAGAACCTTGGGTTGTTGTTTGCCTCTGCAGTGTCTAGTCCGTATCTTCCACCCATCCTGTAACCAAAGTACCAGTCACCTTCGTAGTTATATCCATGACATCCGTGATATATACCGCCTCCCATGTATAAAGTCTTCTCTTGTCTTAGTATGTCTACCCTTGAATCTCCAGTAACAATCTCTCCTGATGAATCAAAAAGTATCTCCAGGTTATTATCTTGAAGGTATCCAGTCGCAGATATAGGCTGCCTGTTTTCTGTCAGTGGGAATAATACGTTTCCGCTAAGCACTGATATACGTACATAGTTTACGTAGTCAGGGGGCATGACCATCTTGAGCTGATCTCCCATCTCCTGCTCTATCACCTTTATATTTCTAAGTGCGTCATAGTTAAGCTCCTGTATAGCTCTCTTTGCATGAAATAGAATTGCATATCTATCTACATTGTTCACAAGCTTATCGTTGCCCACATACATAAGCATAAAGTTGTTAACGATGTCAGCCAGAGATACGTACTGGTATTCTCCGTGGTTGAGGTCTGTAGGTATGACACCTCCATTTGTGTAGTATTGGTAGTTAGTTATATATGCCATATCTATTGTTTTTGTTGTGCGTCCTGAAGTTCTTCAGACTTAGCAGCCTGAACGACCTCTGCCTCTCTGATTGAAACACCAGCGTACTGTAGTATCTTTAAGACGAGGTTTACAAAGTCACTCTTAGGAAGCTCAAAGTCTTGGTAGTCTGCAGCAGATTCATTAAAAAGTGGATCTGCGTCTGATGCACTTGTCGCTATGTATGTCCACTTTGGATCCACTGGATATCTTATGTATCCCATGTTTACGTTTGATGTTATCGTCGTTGGGTAAACTATAAATCCTGTCTCGTCAAGTGTGTATACTGGGTATGCCACAGTGGGTGCCGTCAGGTTTGAAGACGTAAGCTTCAGGACTTTATTGTGACTAACCTTCTCAACCTCGACAGAGGTGTTGTATATAAGCTTGTCCACAAAGTAGTAGTCTGTAGGTGGTGTAAACTTTGAGGCTGCGTATGTCAGTGCAGCAACCTTATAGAATGTGTCTATAACGTCCGCTATTTTTTTTGGTATGTCTGAGTATCCTTCGCCATGAAGTCTTGCGTTCTGCTTGACTATTGACGTACTGTATGAGTATATGTACTGCTCAAACACCTCAAGCTGTGCCTGCTTTGCAAACAGGTTGAACTCAAACGGGGTTATGTATCCCCTGTTCTCCTTGCTGATTATAGACAGTACAGTATTTCTTACTTGATTGATCATCTATCTAGTTTTAACAAAGATAAATAAAAAAAGGCACTTCGATTAAAAAGTGCCTCCTTTAGAATTGTTACCTCTCTATTAAGAGAATACAGTCATTGCATAGTCTGTTACAACTACTCCAGCTGGAACAGTAACAGCCTCTATAGCATTAGTCCAGCTTGTTTCAGCAGCTGACTTAAGTGCCGCATTGATATTGTCAATGAAAGCCTGATTTGCTCCTGTACAAGTTAACTTGATGTGATGAGTAACAGTGCTTCCAAGATACAAACGAACTTCAGTAGCTCCTGTTAATTCTGCCATCATTCCAACACCTACTGGTGCCTGTAGTACGCCATCGTTAGACGTAGATATTGATAAATACTTTGCCATTGTTTAAAAATTTAATGGGTTAATAATACCACAAATATACTAATTCTCAGATATCTTTTCATCCAGGAACTTGAACAACTCAAGTCCATCATTAGACTGAAGGTAGGATGATAATGTATACAACGGATCCTCTCCGAATGGTATAGTCATCAACTTCTTCTTGTTCTCCTTAAGATTATAAAATATCTCCTTCTTGTTGTTTCTGAATGACAGATAGCCATCAGATAAAGCTCTTGACGCTATGTTATTTACACGTAGAGACGGATCGTTAACAGCCTCCATGAAGTCCTGAGGATATCTCTTTGCGTAAAGCATTATATCTCTCTTGACCTCAGCCACAGTCATAGAGGAAACCTTTCCTCCTATAAGTACGTTAGCCACGGCCTCCATTGTCGTCCAATCTAAATCTCTAGCCGCAACCTGAGCATCAAGCTCATTGTACATGAAGTCAACATGATCCTGAGCATCTTTCTCTTCATCGAACTCATAAAACTCTGCCCCGTTATTAGGGTGGTAGTGTAAGAACTCCTGAAGCACTGGATTTGTCTTTGGTACTCTTAGTATTCCATCCTCAAAAACTATTGGCTCTAATATAACATTACTGTCCTGCTCATCCTGAAATGGTGAGTTTGCATTACGTGCGTATCGAAGAGGTCTATTCATGTTGTTCTCTTCGTCGTAGTAAAGCAGTCTGTTTCTTGGTGTGTCTCTTGACGCTATGAAGTAGGCAAGAGGTTCTTTGTTTCCCTTTAATAAATATACTCTGTCCTTAGGTTCGAGTATTGATTTTTTCTTTTTCATTTTATTTTAATTTAATTTTTACAATAAAAACCAGGGGCCGAAACCCCTGGTATATAAATAGTCCTGTATTATCCTTTGAACAATACGAAGTTATTAGCTCCCATAACACAAAGTGCTCTTTCTGACAAGAAGTTAACCTGCATCTTATCGATGTCGCTACTCATAGCTCCACCTGCAGAACCTGTCATCCAAGTTTTGTATCGACGATCCTCAGCCTCAGAAGCTCGGTAACGTACATGTAAGAATGGACGTTTAGCGTTCTTACCAAGAACTTGATCGTACACTGATGTAGTACCAGCTGGTACAAGAACACCGTTTACAGCACCTCCTGTCAAACCTCCACGAAGCGTAGCATCGTTTAAGTATTTCCAGTCAGTCTTGTAAAACTCATAACCTCTCTTGAATCCAGAGAATCCAAGGTTGAGTGCCATCTCCTCAGAATTGTCAAACAATCCGTAAGATGTACCACCTGCTCCGTAAGAGTTTTGAGCTGCTAACATGTCGTCAATATCGAAAGAGAACTGACGGTTTAAGAACAATACGTTCTCAGCGATAGCACCCTGCTTGTCAAGACGTTGTACGATTGTATCAAAGTCTGCCAATGCAGCTGGGTTACCACCTGACCATACGTTACCTCTATTCTCGATAGTGTCAAACATACCCTCAGTACCTGCGTTTCCAGCATCTACTCCAGCACCACCTACATTTGTAGATAAGAAAACTTCAGCTCCAGATGTACCTTCTGCAGGAACACCTTCAACCATAGCCATCTCTAAGTAATCGTCAAATCGTAGACGAGTCTCATGCTCTGACTTCAAGTACCATAAGTATCCTGTAGCACCGTTTTCAGTTGTAACCTCAACCCATCCAACTTGAGCCATATCAGATCCAGACACCTCGTAGTTGTCCTTGATGATGATTGGCTTGCAAGAGAAGATTGAATCTTCAGCCTCTAACGATCCGTCCATACCTGCAGAACCTTTCTTAAACTCAGATCCATAAACAAATGCAGTAACAGTAGTTGTTGCACCTGTAAAAGGACTTGCAGCGAAATCTGTGTAGTATGCTACAGTGAAAGAGTTAGCAGTAACAGCAACAATAACACCCTTTGCAGACTCAGCTGCAGCTTGATCGGATGATAAAAATACTGTTTGATTAACTCTAAATACCATTCCTGTTGCAGGAGCACCCGCCATAGTAAACACTTGCTGTCCTGCACCAGTCGCACCAAATGCAGCGAAAGTCATCGCTTGGTATTTTGTATGCAAACGTCCTTGCTCTGCCCACTTAATTAAGTCAGAGTTAGTAGGAAGTTCTGCACCGACCATTCTCAAGAATGATGAGATTGATCTGTTTCCATATCGCTCAAATTCAGCTTCGTAAGTATCTGGAAGATACTGTGTCAAGAAGTCGAAATTGGTGATGTAATTTGTAGGCAATGTTGCCTTAACCGAACTAGGTGTAATTGCTACACCTGGAGTGGTTTGTAATGATCCAGCCATTTTTTCTAATTTTTAGTTTTTGCGTTTTTTAATAATTAATCTATTGCCTCGACTTGCATCTATAGACCTGACCTGTACGCCCTCCTTAGGGGTAACCTTTGTGGACTGACGAGTCATGTCAATGTTTTTAGACTCTTTAGCCACATCGCCTACCGCATCTGCCATACCTTTATCGTAAAAGTACTTGGCAAACTTCTCAGGGTTTGAAGCCACGGCTATAGAACGATGGAATCCCTCATAGTCCTCAATCGATCCGTCCTCACCTGTAAACTTACTTACGAAGTTATTAAGGTCAGACTGCTCGTTGAGTAAGGTCTTGCTATCAGCTGGCTTGTAAACAACCTTTTTATCCTCCGATATGTTGAACCCGAAACCTTCGAAGTTCTCAGAGAATAATTTACTTGTATTACTTGTAAATTTTTTAGCCCTCTTAGCAAGCTCCTGATCGTTTTGCAATCGCTGCTCTTTTGTTTTCTTGTAGCTATTAAACTCCTCCTTCTCTTCGTCTGGAACAAAGGAATCCCTTGACTCAAGTGGAACCTTGTACTGTTCTTTTAAAGAGTTGAAGTAATCTCTAGCTTTAACAAGCTCTTTCTTCTTCGCCACCTTCTTGGACTTGACATCTCTCTCTTCATCGAGATCCTCATCATAAGAAAACTTGTCCTCTATCTCAAAGCTTACATCCTCAGGATCTAATCCCTTGTTCTGCTCTAAGTAGTAGTCAAGTAGTAGCTGGTCGTCATTAACATTGTCATAATCCTTATTGATCTTAACAAAGTCTCCGATACCTCGACCTGTTTCTTTCTTGTACTTCAGGAATGCCGATACATCCTCTGGTAGCTCCTCGTTAGCATTACGCTGCTCGAAAAGATCATCCAAAGAATTTATCTCCCTGTCATACCTCTTACCAATATATGAAAGAACGTCATCGTCATTTAAGGACGACTCTTGTGCTTCGCCTTGCGGCTGTATATTTTCTTGCTCTTGTGAGGCGGAGGAACCCTCAGGGCTTCCTTCCACTCCCTTACCGTTAGCTTCGTTGTTTTCATTCTCTGCCTTTTCTAAAAGATCTCTCTCGATCTCCTGAGCTGACTTCTCTTCAAAGTCAACAGCCCTTACCTTATATTCTTCTGCCATTTTATTATATTTTATTTATCCACAAAGTTAAGTAATATTTTTGTATCCTATTTAGGGCCAAATGATTCTAATCCAAAACCATCCAGAGTGTCTTCCGTGCTCTCAAAGTTCTGAGGTGGCAGGTTGTTCTTTCTTTGGTTTATAAGCTTAGACTGCTCACTATTTTGCTGACTAATTCTTTCAGACTTAGCGGACTCTCTCTTGTCCTCCCTTGTCATCAATGACTCGGCCTCTATACCCTTAAGCTGCATGTTGTACTGGAACTCTAGGTCCATTAAGTACTTCTTAGCCTCAACCTCGGCATTCATCTTTTGAATATCAAACTGTGCCTCTGCCTCCTTCACCTGTGTCTTTGCCTGTGCTTCAAGCTGTATAAGCTGTGCCTTCTGCTGTGCAGCCGACTGCTGAGTCTGAAGGTCTGACTGTAGCTTCATCTGCTGCTGCTGTTGAGCCTGCTTCTGCATCTGTTCCATACGCCTACGCCTCTTGACCTTAAGCATCTCATTGGCCAGCTTTATATTGCTCATACCTCTGATGTCTATAGCATCCTCAAGATCTATAGTCTTCTGCTGAAGTGCTACATTTATATTTGCCTCAAGCATCTGCTTCTCCTCCTCATCAGGGGCGACCTCTATAAATATTCCAAAGTCATAAAGGTACAGGTCTCTTATCTCGTCAAGTATAGCGACGTTATATTTTCCTATCTGCATAGCGAACTCTTCCCTGAAGTCTGCATATTCAAGGATGTCTCCAACCCTCAATGATATGCATTCAGCAAGTCTTCTTGTTGCATATAAGCCTGCGTTTAATATGTGTCTTGTAGCAGTATTAGAGCTCAATGCCGCTAGTTTCTGTACACCTACAAGTGCATCAGGGTTAGGACTTGATCCATCCCTTGCAGAGTTTATACCCGTCACATCCCTGATCATGTTCAGGTAGTGGTTATAGTTTCCAATAAGTGCAGCCATCTTAGACTGTCCACTGTTTGAATTAAGTTCCTGTATTGGTATACGTGCGTTGTTAAACTCTCCCTCCTGTGTATAGCTCCTACCGATAACACTACCAGTCTGGAAGTATAGCTTCAGTGCGTCCTCAGGATTATATGCGGCACCCGTTCCGAGGTCTACCTCATTGATACCATCTGCATCTATAAATACACCGTCAGGTACAACCCTTGACATCACCTGCTGTAGCTTTAGGTGTGTCAGTTGAATCTGATCGGCAAATGGAATCATTCTCCTAACCAATGACTCTATATTACCCTTGTATAACCTTGGTGCGTGGGCCACATAGTTTGGCATGGCACTCTGAGAGGCTGACTTTGGTCTTACCATGTTTCTAGCCATCTCCCACTTTAGTAATATGTTAGAACCACCCACAAGTATTCCGTCATACCAAACCTCTCTTGGTGCCTCGATTATTTCAAAAGGAATACCATCTCCTGTCGGAGGATTGAATGTGTCTCCCTTTCTAATAACTCGCTCTCCACCGTTATCTAATATTTTTTTCTTCCAGACAAATCTTTTACTCGTCTTATAATTAAAGTACATCAGTGTAACTACCTCATTTAAGAATGCATCGTCCTGATAATTTCTGATTATAGGGAAGTAATTGTTATATGCAGAGCTAGAGTTCTTTATCTCTGTAAGCTGCTCATCAGTAAGGTCTGGGTTTATCTTTAATAGTTCTGTGTAGTGCACCTGCTTAACCTCACCGAAGTAGTAGCAGTCTGAGAAGTCCTCCTTCTCCGTGTAGCTGTGTATCCAGTTAGCTGGATCAACATACTCTACATTCACACCATCATTCACAAGGAACTCGTGCTTCATTACACCCACACCTATAGTTGTAACGTCGTAATCGAAGTTCTTCTTGACCTCGTCAAACTTGTTCATCTTAAGTATGGTGTCTATGGCAACCTCCTCAGCTATCTCTATCCCAGGCTTGTAGTTTATTTGCATGTATAAAGACAATTCCTGGTCATCAGCTGGTAGCTCATTTGGATCCATATTGAATGCATTGATACCAAACTCCTCCTTCGTCATCTCCAAGAAGTCCTTGGAAACCATGTCCTTCTCTATAGACTCCTGAAACTGATTCTTCTTCTCAGCAGACATCACGTCCTGAGCCTCGGCCTTAACCTTGTAAAGCCTGTCATTCATTCCGTTTACAACTATATCTACAAACTTAGGTATGATAGGAATAGGACTCCAGTCTAGGTTTAACATAGACATGTCACCATTTATAGCTAACTCATCCTTGTACTTCTGCATGGGCTGCTCACCTCTAGCATAAAGTCTTAATCTGTGGTACTCTCCCCATTGGTCATAAAACCTACAAGAACTTCCCTTTCTTTTAAACCACTCACCCTCTATAGCCTTTGCTACACTTAGTCCATACTTCTCTGAAGATTTTTCTTCGTCAGAGGCCATCTGGTTCGGGAAGGGTAATTGATTAATTATTACTGAAGGTTTATCCATTACTTTATTATTTCGCTTCTACTACCACGATTGTCATATCTTACAAATTTAATACTTATTTTTGATTCTTTTTTTTGCGCATTAGAAATATACTTCTTGTTTGCCATTATAGCAAGACCTGAGCTGATCGAGGCATCGTATTTTGTCCTGTTATTTATCTCAAACTTTGCCCAGTCCTCAAGCGTCCTTGTGAGGTACATACTTCCTATATCGCCAGCATCTCTATACGTTCCCTCGGAATCAAAACCTACGTACTGCTCTATGTAAGACTCAATAGCTGAGGCGTGAGCCTGTTTCACATCCTCACTGGTGTTAGGTATACCCCCAAGCTCTAACTCTGTCTTAGATAGCCTCTTCTTGTTTTTGTCGGGCCTGTTCATTGAAAACCCTCTGTATCCCCTGTTCTTAAAATGGTAAAGAAGCCTGGCCTTGTTGTTCTCCGCAAGTATAGGCATACCATAAAATATACATGCCATAAGTACATCCTCGAAGAATATCTCTGCCGTCTTTGGCCTGGCTATGTACTCAAGAAAGAACTCGTTAGACGGGGCATCCTCCATATGAAACTTAGTAAGTCCGTGCAATGCACCGTTAGATCCACTTCCTCCAACAACACCAGATATGTCGTATGGATCACATCCAAATGATCCCATGTGATCGTTACCAGGATACTTAACGCCTCCTCTGTTTATAACATTATTTCTATGTTCAAAACTAGGAACCCATGACACAACAAACCTGCCCTTCTTGTCAGGAGTCCATACAACCGTTGTGTCCTTCTCACCATTCTTCCAATGAAAGTATCCCCTGGTCAGAACCCTGTCCTTTATCAATGAGTCATTGTAATCTATCTGCTGGTATATCTTTGTCAGGTTAAATATAGACTGCCTAGATTCATCCCTGAATGCGTGAGATTCAGTTCTAGGAAACTGTCTGTAGTACTCGTTTAATGCATCTGGATCTGACTTAAGTGCCTCAACCTCATTATTCCAGTATGTTATAACACCGTCATCTATCATCTCGCCATCTACACCTATAACTGGCTTAGAAGGATCCTCAAACACAGGCCATCCATACTGATCAATGTATCCCTCGTAGTTCCACTCCATCGGTATAAACAATGAATACAACCCACTCCTTGTCTGTCCGTTTGCAGACCTTACGGATGGATCGCTATCCATATACAACCTCTTGAACTGCTCACCACCCTTTGAGAGTGCGTTGGATGTGGATCCCATCATGCACTTGCCTATGATCTTACTACCCAGCCTGAGACATGTCTTAGTTACACGCCAGTTGGTCTGAATATTATTTGGCTTCAACCACTTACCACTCTCGTCATGTACAAGAAGTAAAAGCTTCTCACCGTCATAGCTGTTGTCATCCGTGTTCTTCCAGTCAATCGTTGTGTCAAGTCCCTCAATCTCATCATCCTTCTCCTCGTCCATATTCTTACGGGTGATCTTACTCGCAGGAACCCTGAACGCCAGCTCTGTCTTTGGGTTGTCCATACCGTCCTGAATAGGCTTGAAAAAGAAGGGATAATTTCTTACAATAGGAACAACCTTGTCAGTAAACATCTTCTTGGCATCACTACCAGTCTTTGATAGGATACCTACACGTGAGTCCCTAGATATTGTTGCTATATTAGCACACTCCTCGGATCCCATGAATGAGAAACCAGAACGCCTGTTCTTAAGGTAGCACATACCAAAGCACCTCTTGTCAGCCTTGCAGGCCTCCCAGAATATATAGAATACCCTGTTTGACTCCCTGAAGTCAGGGTGTCCTACATCTATCTTGGTCCACTGAAGGTACATGTAATGAGATCCAGTCATGTACGTGGGTATACCGTTATTCATGAACCAGTACCCATCCTCTCTCCTGTCAAACTCTGTCTCTATAAAATCGACGTATTTTGACTTGAAAAGGTTATCCTTCCTGTTCCAATCAAATATTGTTCTTATTTTTGAAAGCTCTTTCGGATAGTCATAAGCAACCCATTTATCTTCCTTTACGTCTATCTTCTTTGGCGTTAAAGGTATAGCTATCTTGAGTCCATTTATGTCATAGACATCACCTATGGTTCCATCCTTAGATATAACCACCACGTCATACTTCTTGTCATACCCGTAAACCCATTTCTTTGCCCTGTTTCTTGAGATCAAGGCATTCTTGCTTATGTGATCCTTTGATATTTTGTATAGGTTATTTTCCACGAGCCCTGCCTTCTGCGAAACCATTCTTACCAGCGTCTATAATCTCGACCTGATCCTTGTCAGTCTCTAACTCCTCTATCTTGTGCAGCATAGCAAGTGCGTCGTCGAATGCTAGTTTCTTAGCGGATGCTGCATTCTTCATCTTATCTGCACTTATATCATCTTCTGCATGCGTAATGATAGGCTCCTTTAAGACCTTAATCAACTCATCTATGGCCAGCTTGGCCGCCTGTAATATTTCTACCTTTTTAGACATATATTCTTGTTGTACATCCTGTATAGTATCTCCTCTCCTATCCTAAACTCATACTCGCTATCTGGGGTGAATGATATAATGTCTCCATGATCCACGTAGTCTATATCATTGTTCTTAAAAACCAACTCACCCCACAACTGCTCTAAGTTGCCTAGCTGAGTGAACATATGATCCTCCGAGTCTATAGGTCTAACGAAACAAAAAGGAGACGGTGCATTCCATACCTCATCTCTTCTATATAAATAAACCTGACTGGGTTCCACTATGAATATATCATCCATGACATGGTGCCAGCTACTCTTCTGCTTCCCCTTCATGTCGTAATAGTACCTGAACACGTTGTGGTGCACGATAACTATGTCTCCCTTTTGTATTGGTCCACTGTAGTATGTAGGTCTTGATATAACCTCAGCAAATCTGTTTGATACGGTGTGATCTTCCTGGGATGTGCTTATCACAAACTCCTTCCCTCCATAATCCCGTATATTGTCATAACGCCTTCCGTCGACAGGTTTTATAACGAAGCAGTATGGAGATGTCATCAGAAGTCTATTTTAAACTCTATAGATACAGGCATGGTAGAGCTAAACTCCTTCCACTTAACAATCTCGTCATCCTTACGTATATATATACATATGGATGAATCATCCTGTATTATAGAGTCTATTGTGTAGCTCCTTCCAAGAACCTCCTGACCTACTACGTAGTGCATGCACTTCATGTAGTCAGGACCTACGGATATCTTTCTAACTATATTCACCTGTGTGTAGATTTATGTCTACATCTCCGTACTTCTCAGAAATTTCTTTCTGGTACGACGCCAGGTCATGTGCTCCCATCTCTAGGTTGGCTATGGACGTTATCTTTTGATTTTTTAATCTTTCGAAGGTGATCTCAATGTCAGCTATCTGAAACTTAAGGTCCCTGTAATTCTTATTGAGCTCGATTAATTTCTCAAGCTCATCCTCTTCAATTTTTTTCATTTAATTTAATTTACTACCAAGTAGCTATGGCAACCCTCTTCCATGTGTTTGTGGCTACACAAACATATAGATAGCTTGAATCATACGCAAGTGTACCAGCAGTTCCAACAGAAGTTGCAGTCGCTGGAACGCTAGACGTTATCATATAATCCCTTAATGCCCCTACAGTAAAATTCTTTGTAGCATTAGAAGCGTCTGAATCGGATCCAAGCAAGAGATCATTCTCTGTCGGTGTAGCTGTTGAATATGAATCTATCTTTGCCATGTCTTGTTATTTATACAAATATAGCTAAATTATTCTTAGCTGTTCTCCAATTGTTGAATCATTTGAAAATGTATCTTAGCGACCCTGTCTCTACCAGACTCACTCATAAGTATCTCGTGACACTCTCTGTAGTTTGTCATAAAAAAATTCTCAGATAGTATAGCAGGCATAGATGTATCCGTAAGAACGGTAAACCTTTCTTCTTTATCAGGATCTCCATCTCCCATTGATGGCCTCATTTTTCTTTCAGGAAACTCAGCCTTAGCTTTCTCATAAAGAACTGTGGCTATAGGGTCTGACTTAGTCTCACCTGGAGATGTAAACACCTCCCACCCGTTTGCAGATTCATCAGTGAAACCATTGGCATGTATGCTAACATATATACATGGCCTATCAGAAGACCTTGCTATCTTGTTAGCCATTTTAGGTCTTTCTTTTAGCGGAATATCCTCTTGAGTGTCTACTAGGTCTACACAGTCAATATTGTTTGCCTTGCACATTTTCATTAACCTACTAACAATAGCCCTGTTGAACTCTCCCTCATACAAAACTTCACCATCTGGCCATACTGGAGATCTCTTACCCGATGTCTGATAAACACCATCAATAACACCACCATGCCCGTTGTCAAATATCCATAGGTATTTTGATTCGTAAGCGTGAGGCTTTATAGACATATCAAACTTCGTGTTGCAGTTGGGACATGTAATTATCTTTTCCATACTGTAATTATTAATGAGGCAGCAAGGTAAGCTGCAATTATTACAAGCACTACACCCATCTATCTTTCTTTAGCAGGTAGTGCTATCAAGCTGTCTTTTGATCTTAGGAACATTAGACCTACAGCAAGCCATCCTGCCATTCCTTCTGTTGTTTCCTTTTCAGTGTAAATCATTACGCCACAAAATATTAAAATTAAACATCCTAATATGGTTGTTACGTAGTTTGAGAACAATCTATTTTTCATATCTTTTTTTTTACAAATATAACTAATCTAAAGACTCCATAAACTATGGCTGCAAATATCAACCAGTTCATAACCTTCTTCCATAGCGGAGTCTTTTCGTAGTACTTAACAGGAATCTTTCTCTCTACAATCTTTTCTATTGTCACGGTGTCGCACTCACCCTTTATATATACCTCTCTGGTGACGGTGTCGTGAAATATCTTTACGGTCAACCTGTCCTTCTCTAGTATAAGCGTGTCCTTTGTTATCTCATGAAAGAAGTGTTCGTTGATAACTGTGTCATGAACAATACTTGGTATGGTTGCTGTTACTGTGTCTATCATCGTAACGGTATCTGTGGTGATTAGGTGCGGATATCTATCTATAAGCCTAGTGAACCTTCTTTGCGGAGTGCAAGAGATTACAAATAAAATTACTAATAGAAGGCAACTATTTCTTAATCGCATGAATGGCCTGGATAATTCTTAACTCCATCGCTCCCATCTCGGTCTTTAACTCTGCCAGAGAGGCATCGTTCTTTTCCCTGTTTCTCTCAACCTGTCCCTTAAGGTCATCTACTCTCTTATGCAATAAAATATTACCCTCCTTCTTGTGTGTCTTAATATCGTCCATTTCCGAAGTAAGGTTATCTAAAACTACCTGCTGAATCTCAACCTTTCCCTTCAAGCTGTACCACACGGTAAGGGCTCCTGTCACTGCCGAAAGCAGAGAAATTAAAGCATCAAAACCGATCTGAAATCCTGTCACTTGCATTTTTTTAATTTATACCTGTAAAGGTACGATTATTTTTTACTATCTCTCCACAGGAATTGGTTCACTCCACTCAGGGCTAGCCATAAGCGCTAAAGCTTGGTCGTGTGTCATTACTTGAATGATTGCTACGGTTCCGTCTGCAATAAAAGTTGGTTCCGTGTTCCACTTGATTACGAATTGCAATCCGTCTAAGGATTTGCGTATTGTGTTTTCGTCAGTTTCTCCGATTTGCGCAAAGTCAATTAATGGCAAGTCTGCTATGTTAATTGTTGCGTATGTTTCTGCTTGTTTTTTCATTTTTTTA